AAGAAAAAGAATTAAGTTCTGCTGATAAATGTCGTAGAACTAAACTCCGTAAAAAGAGTATTGATGAATTAGTTAATATCATTCTTCGTAAAGATGATGTTGAACGTAAGTTAAGTAAGACTATTGATACATTCAAAAAATTACAACTTACTAATGAAAAGAGAATTGAAATTCTTAAAGATTCTCTTGATAAGAGTGAGGAGATTCAGAGTAATCAAGAAAAGACTATTGCTGCATTTAATGCAACAATAGACAATGAAGATAAGCATATTGCTACTCTTGAAGAGCATAATAAATCTCTTTATGGTAGAATTGATGTTCTTGAAAAAACTATTAAAGCACGCAATAAAGAAGCACGTATATTATTTGTTATTATTGTTGCTCTTATAATTAGTATTATTATTCTATTTTTTATATAAAAGTTTCACATAGGTTTTACAAGTGTGTAAAACATATTATATTTCATAATATCAAAGGATATACCACTATTGCTTGTGAAAGTAGTAGTGGTTTTTAATGTTTAATAGATATAATTATGGAAGAAAATGTTATAACTGGTATTGTAATTGCCGGTAATATATATAATGTTATAGCTAATGGGGTTAAATGCCCTCAGTGTGCTGTAAAAGACCTTTGTCTTAAAGGTAAATTAGGTAGTAAAGTACAATTTGATTGTGCTAGTGTTCATCTTGAAAAAGTTTCATGATATGAGTAAAGATAGAACTAAATTTCCTGATGCTCCAAGTACTATTATTCTTAGTGATGAGGTACTTGATGATATTTATTCTGATATGCAGGCTGACCAGGCACTTATGCTTGAGCAATCCGGTCTTTATGAATAAATTCGATTTTTACGTAATTTCCTAGGTTTCATAGCTCTCGATTAATTTAGCTGATAAGTTTATCGGCAAATTAATTTGAGGGCTTTATATTACAAAATAAAATATTAAATAAAATGATAGTTGTAACACAAACTCAACTTAGGAATAAAGACACTGAAGCTATAATACTTTTACGTAATGAAATTAAAGCTAGTTTTAATACTAACGTTATTGATTATTTTACTATAAGTGCTGTAGCTGAAATTCTATATAATAAATTTAAACATAAGAAACATGATATAATATATCATACAATTGTTTCTTATGACGGTATTAATAAACCATTTAAAATAAGAATTAATTATGTCAAATAGAAAAATAATAAAATAGGTAAATTATGAGCAAATATAAATATAATGTAATTGTTGAAGTTGATGATGAAGATGATAAGTATAATGAAATGACTATAAGACTTGGTATTAAAAATGCTATTCAACGTCATTTACGTTTTGCTAATCTTCATCATAATAGTAATGTTAAAATAGAAAGAGATTTTAAAGTATAAAATTATGGGTGACGAAGATTTATATGTAGGTGATGTTAGAAACTATTATAATACTCAAAGTATTATAATTAGTGCTAATGAAAGACTTGGCTTAAAAGTTTGTAGTAGTAGTTTTCCTGATGGTAAAACTCAACGTAGAGAACGTAGAGCTAAAGCTATTAAAAGAAGAAAGGGTAGACTATGATACGATGTAAAAGTTATATTATTCCTTATAACTTTCCTCTTAATACTCGTAGAGGTTTTAGAACTATATATTATCTTATGAAATTAAGTCAACATGATATGTCTACTGTAATTAAAGATATAATTGCTGTTAGACATGCTGGTATTAATTTTATAACTAATATATGTGATAAGTTAGAAAAAGAAAATAATTGTTTGCTAACTTCTCTACGGGGAGGCTAGAGTAATTAAGTTCTGCTAAGTGTAGTAATACGGCTTATGGTGCGAAACCAAGCAGAACTTCTAATATTAATAATTAAAATAATAAAGTTATGTGTAATATCAAAGAAGAAACTATTTCTTATTTTATTAAAGAATCAGATACTGCTCATAAAAATTATAATAATAGAATTAAGAATTTAACAAATAAATTCTTTAAAGATAACAATATTCCTCTTAAAGTAGGAGATAGAGTTATGGTTGTTAATAGTAAAGTAGGAACTATTATAAGTCTTCATACTGAATCTTATAAACATATTCGTTATTATAAATATATTCCTATGATAAAAGTCAAGCTTAATGAAAATAAAGACTTAGAATATATTGCAGCTCTTAGTAATATAAAGAAAATATAATCATCTTATTGATGAAGTAATAATACTATTAATTAATTAAACTTTTTGTAAAATGGCTAAAAAACATGATGAAAGAAAGGATTTAAAGTGTGTATCACGTATTGCAAAGATTGATGGTAATCATATTATCATTCCAATTAATGCAGTTATTGGTATTCGTACTTGGGGAAGAATTGATTTTCTTGTCCATTATTGTGGGTATGTGCTTAATCGTGGTAGTAATACTATTAAGCCTTCTAATCTTAATTTTGAAGATAGTACTATAAGTGCTAGAGAAGCTAAGAAGATTAAGAAAGAACATAAACTAACAAACAAGAAGAAATGAATGTAGATTATTCTAAGCTTAAATTTGTCTTTAAGCCTAAACCTTCTACTAAACGTAGAGCACCAACTGTACTTCCTAACAAGAAGTTAACTAAATTAGTTCCTGGTCAAGTTATTCAAGATGAACAAGGTAATTTTACTGTTCATATTAAGTACTTTGATTATATTAATAGACTTACCAAAGATACTAATATAAGTGATGTAGGTAAAGATGGAGTAACTCTTCCTTTTACTGAAGATTCTTATGATTTAACTAAATGTGAACGTATATTCACTAGAGTTGGTCAAAGGAATAGACAATACATTAGTTTACTTCTTAATGAAAGTGATAGAATATTCAAGAAAGCAGACCCTAATCGTTATGTACCTTTTTGTCATAACTGGATTTGTTCTTGTTGGATTGTTAGAATTGATGGTAAGCTTTATGCTAAATTCAATAGAATTTTAACTCTAGTTGGTCATGATTATAATGTTAAACATTTAATAGATGATGAGGAGGATATATAATGCATAATGAAGATGAACTTACATTTGGAGTTATACCTATAAATACTCCTAATATGACTAGAGATAGAGCTAAAAAGTTTACTTTTACTGATGACCAAACAAAAGCTTATAATGGACTTATTAAGTTCATTAATGAGCCTTATAATCCTAAAGATTTTAAGCGTGCTTTGATTGGTCCTGGTGGTACTGGTAAAGCTCTAGCTAATAATACTCCTGTATTAACTAATAATGGTTGGAAAAATATAGGAGATATAAAAGTAGGAGATTTTGTAGCTACACCTTATCATGCTTTTTCTAAAGTTATAGGTGTTTATCCACAAGGAATAAAATCTATTGTCTATAAGATTACTTTCGCTGATGGTAGAAATATAATTTGTGATGAAAATCATCTTTGGTTAGTTAGAACTAAGAAGCAATTAGCTAATTATCGTTATTATAAAAATAGAGGCGGTAATACTAGATATTCTAAAGTTTTAACTACTAAAGAATTAATCTCTGATTGTAACACTAAAGGATATAAAGAAAAAACAGGTAATTATAGATATTTTATACCAGTAAATAAAGTATATAATACTGAAAAAGCATTACCTATTAATCCTTATGTTTTAGGTGTTATTCTTGGAGACGGATGTTTGACAAATAATACTACTATTGGAGATACTACTAGATTGTATATATCTTCTAATGAAGAAGATATTATATCTAAAGTTGCTAATATTTTAAATTGTAATTACGAATGGCATAAAGATTATAATTATACAAATGTTATTTATGGTGATAATATTATAGAGTTAGATAAATCTTTAAAGTTATATAATCTTAGATGTAAGTCTATAGATAAATATATACCTGAAATATATCTTATGAGTTCTATTGAACAACGTAAAGAATTACTTAAAGGACTTATAGATATAGATGGATATATTGATACTAAAGGTTGTTTTAGATTTTCTACAAGTTCTAATACTCTTATAAAAAATGTAATAGAACTATGTAGAAGTCTTGGATATATTGTCAGAACTATAAGTGAAGATAATAGAGGACCTAATGTAAATTATAGTATTAACATTCAAACTAATGATATTATATTTACTAGTAATAAACATAAAATTCAATATAAACAATCTAGCGGTAAATGTGTGTATCACAATGACCATATAGGAATTGCAAGTATTGAAGAAATTCTCAATCCAACAGAAACTACTTGTATTTCTATAGATGATGAAGATAAATTGTTTATAACTAAAGATTATATTATAACTCATAATACTTTTCTTCTTAAAGCTTTACTTCAAGATTGTAATATACCATTCTCTGAAATAGGTTTAAGTGCTCCAAGTCATAAAGCTTGTAGAGTTCTTAAAAATAGTATTAGAGGTACTCATTGTAATGTTAATACTATTCAATCTGATTTTGGTTTTAAACCTAATTATGATATTGAAAAGTTTGATATTAACAATGTTACTTTTGCTTCTTATGGTCGTATAAAGATTGAAGATTATCGTCTATATATAGTAGATGAAAGTTCTATGCTTAATCGTAGTCTTATTACTTATATTGATAAGATGATGAAGAAATATAGTATTAAACTTATACTATGTGGGGACGACTGCCAAATCCCCCCTGTAAATGAGAGAGATAGTTATGCTTTTAAAGGTGTTACATCTTTTAAGTTAACTCAAGTTGTACGACAAGATGAAGATAATCCTATAAGAACTCTTACTGAACTTCTTCGTGGTGATGTTTATAATGGAACTTTTAACTTCCTAAATTACATATCTCGTAATCGTAGTAAATTCGATAATACTATGACTAAAGGATTTGTAGTTTGTAATTCTGCTCAATTTCAGCAAGAAGTTGTTAAACAATTTAGCGATGATGCAATTACTCGTAATACTGATTATGTCAAAGTTATATCTTATACTAATAAAGCTGTTTCTAATTGGAATAAATTTATTAGAGAAAGTATAATTAAAGACAGTGAAAAATCTGTTATTACTAAGAATGATTTGATTACTTCTTATGTTACTATTGTTGACCAATTTAATGATGCAATTATTCAGAATAGTGAAGATTATATTGTAAAAGAGATAGCTAACTATACTCATCCACAATATGAGCTTAAAGGTTTCATGGTTAAATTTCAAGCTGTATTTGGTGGTCAAGTTACTTCTCCATTATTTATTATAGACCATAGAGATAAGTATACTATGGCTATGTATTGTAAGATTGCTGATGATTTAATTCAGCAAGCTAAGAATGCTCGTAAAGATATTCGTGCTGCTAAATGGAAAGCTTATTATAAGTTTAAAGAATCTTGTCTTCTTCTTGTTAATATTGGTAGACCTGATGGTTCTATTCTTTATTATAGAGATTTAGATTATGGTTTTGCTATTAGTAGTCATAAGTCTCAAGGCTCAACTTACAATGTAAGCATGGTAGATGTTATGGATATTGTTTATGATAAATATGGTAGACCTTATACTAACGCTAGTGATATTAATAAGCGGCTTTATGTTGCTGTTAGTAGAGCTAAAGAAAAAGTGTATTTGAGATATGGATATTGATAATAATAGCTTTGTTAGACTAGTTCGAGTTCTTAAACAAAAAGAACAAGATGTAGCTAGAATTAAAGATACTATATCTAATGGTATTCTTGATGAAAATGATTTGAACCTTGGTGATACTGTAAAGTTAACCAAAAAAGATAATAGTCGTACTGTTATCGGTACTCTCTTAGATGCTACTATTGTTGTTATTGATGGTAATTATCATAAAGGTGTTGTTGTTCGTCCTGATTATGTTTATGAAAGTGTCAAGTTTTCGCTGGCAGAATGGAACATTGAAGTGATACCAAATTCATCAGATGACAATTTTGTTTAGTTTTAAGCAATTTGAATAGTTTAGTCGATTAATTAATCACGAAAATTATTTAATGCGCTCAAATTGAAAATTAAAATATTAAATAAAATGTGTAATACAAGTAATAGTCCTTCGCTTAAAGAACGTGTACAATGTTACATTAATAAAAGCGATGAAATAAAGAAAGATTATCAGAATCGTATGAATGCTCTTAACGACGAAGCAACTGCTGATATTCTCGCTAATTGTCCTATTAAAGTTGGTGATGTTTATATGACTGATGTCACTGGTGCTTGGGGTGTTAAACATCAATATTATAAAGTTGCTAAACTTGAAGCTAGCGTTGATGGTACAGTTATTGTTTATGGTTATAAACGTAAACTAGATAAAACTTGGGGTAAACGTGATAATATATACATGTTTATGGCTTCTATGTATAACAATTATACTCCTACTAATAATTATATTAAAGTAGAAGATTATGTTGAACCTACTAAAGATTAATTAATTATGAAAAGAAGTGATAAAATTAAAGCTCATAAACGTATTGAAAATGGTTGTAACTTTCCTAGTCTTATGACTATTAGTAAATACCCTGGAGGTAATTGTCTTCCATATACTTTCTTATCACCTTATGGCTTCCAACGTATGTGACGATTGTGCTTTAGGTATGTTTAATACTAAGTGCAAATGTCTTGATGGTGTTGGTAACCCAATGTCAGGTATGATTATTGTTGTACCTAATGTTGATTATAATGCTTATAAGAATAGAGGAATGACTTTTAGTAAGTATGTGGAAATAGTAAAGGAAACTATCACATCTCTTACGGGGGGTCTAGAACAACTAGACCCTTATATTGTTCCTCTTATTCGTTGTAAGCTTGATGAACGTTGTCCTGTAAATAAATATATAGCTACTAAATGTATGCTTCATACATTTGATGATATTAGAATTAATAATATCAAGAAAATAATGCTTCTTGGTAATGCTGCTACTAATTTTGGTTTTGATATTACTAAAGGTAAAGATAAACTATATTATATAGCTCCTTATGTTTACAGTACAAATTACTCTCCTTTTATTAAGTTTATAGATGATAATAAATACGATGAATTTCGTAATCGTCTAGTTAAATGGCTTACTGCTAATAAAGATAATAATTATAATGGAATGGAAATAATTAAATTGATAAATGATTCATAGTTTAGCTGTAGACTTAGAAGTATTCGAGAATATGATTTCATTTACTTTTGTAGATGTTAGAGATTATCTTGATAAATTTGCAGATTGTAAAGGTGCTTTAACTGATACTTTAACAGTTGAAGAAATTAAATCTAGACTTGATAGTGTAAAGAGTTGGATATTTTATGTTACTGATACAGATGATTCACAGATGTTAGAACTGATAGACTTCTTTGAGAAGATGCGTCCTATAACTAAAGATGATGGTATTGTAGACAGATATGATTTATTTGGCTATAACAATCAAGTTTATGATGATATGATGACTAGGGCTTTCCTTATGTATTGGAATCGTTTTGATACTAGTAAACAACTTTGTTCATTTCTTAAAGAAGTGAATAATAAACTAATGTCTCTACAAGATGATAAAGACGCTTTATGGAATGACCCTCTACTTAATGTTATTCGTAAGTATAGATTACCTTATGTAACTGTTGATTTATTTAAAGTTTATGCTCTTAATTCTGCTGGAGTAAATGTAGATAAAGATACTGGTGAACGTAAGAAGTATGGTAAAAGTTTAAAGCAAGTTAGTATTAATCTTAAATGGTATAATCTTCTTGATTTTAAGCTACCTCCAATAGATGATGAAGAAGGTGATGTATATAGGAAAAAAGATGAATATAAAGGTATGACAAATGAACAATTAAATCATTTGTTTACTGCTGATTTTAATAGGTATCTTATGCCTAAATATATAAAGCCTATGCTTCATTATAATAAGAATGATGTATTTCTTGTTTGTGAGATAGCTAGACAAAAGCCTGATGAGATTAAACTTAGATATAGTCTAGGTCATGCTTTTAAACTTAATCTTCTATGTAGTGCTAGAAGTAATATTGCTGATAAACTTCTTAATAAGTTCTATTCTGAACGTAGTGGACTTAAAGAAGATGCTTTTAAAAATCTTCGTACTCAAAGAACTGCTTTATCGTTTAAACGTATTATATTTCCTCATATTAAGTTTAAAACTAAACAACTTCAAGATTTACTTGAAGAAATGAAGAAAGTTGTAATATATAGAACTAATAAAGATAGTTTTGTACGTGAAATAGATTTTTATGGTACAACATATACTCTAGCTACTGGAGGTATTCATACTCAAGACAAACCTGTAATACTTAAAAGTACTAATAAATATGTTTATGTTCATCATGATTATACATCCTACTATCCGAGTATAATGATTAGTTATGAAGTAGTACCTGAACATCTTAATACTAAGGTGTTTGTAAACATGGTAGATTACTTTAAACAGACGCGTGTTAAGTGTAAACATACTAAGGATGAAGATGGTTTTGTAGTTCCTGGTGTACATAATAGTCTAGCAGCTGAAGCATTAAAGATTGTAATCAATGCTATTTATGGTAAATATGGTTATGAAAATTATTGGCTTTATGATAGACTTGCACAAATGAGAGTTACTATTAATGGTCAGTTAATGACAATGACTCTTTGTGAATCTCTTGAACTTGCTGGAATACATGTTGTTAGTGCTAATACAGATGGTATTGTTATAAAGCTTCCTTATGATAAAATTGATGTTTATAATCAAATTTGTAAGGAATGGAATGAGACTAATAGAATGTCTGCTGATGATGAACATTATAAGATGCTTGTTAGTCTTAATGTGAATAACTATTTTGATATTCAAAGTAACGATAAACTTGAGTATAAAGGTGCTCTTGACCCAAAGCAGTATATTAAAGACCTTAAAAAAGGTTATGATATGCCTATTGTAGCTACTGCTGTATTTGAGTATTTTGCTCATGGTACATCTGTAATGGAAACTCTTTGTAGTCATAAAGATATTCTTGATTTTTGTAAAACTCAAAATGTTGGTAAACAGTTTGAAGTTGTTTATGAAAAAGTAATAGATGGAAAACGTGTTGAAGTTCGTAGTCAACCTCATGTTCGTTTCTATGTATCTACTAGAGGAGTTGTGATTATGAAAGAGCATAAACTTACTGGTAAACGTAGTGTTTTAGCTAGTGGAAAACCAGTTCAAATTCTTAATTTACTTGATGATAAAGATATTAGTGAGCGTAATGTAAATTATGCTTATTATTATGAAGAAGCTTATAAAATTATTAATCCTATTAAACTTGGAATAAGTCCTAATCAGAAAGGTAATTCAAAGAATAAAACTCTTAGTGGAAAAGCTCTATTAAAAAAGAACTTTGGTATGTATAATAGTTTATTTGATAATGAAGAAGAATAATGACAGAAGAACAAGTTTATTTAAATGCTGTTGATGTTTGGAGAATGAATAAAGGAATAGGTACTTTTGTAATACCTGCTCCTTTTGATGCTCTAAGACCTCTGCTTTATATTCTTCCACAACTTTACAATAAGTCTCCTACGACTAGTATTGTTATTATTGTGAAAGATTTTGCAGATAGAAGTAGTATTGAAAGTTATCTAACTACTTTGAACAATGAAGTATGGAATAATTCTTTTCGTACTGTAATGCATAATGGAAGTCTTAGGATTTTAACTACTGAATATGCTGCTGAACATATTAATGAATATAGTCCTTTACTGACTATAATTTATAATCCTAGTATATTTCATTTTGTACATATAGCTATGATAGAAAAATCTAAGTTTAATCTAGTAATTCTTAGTAAGCTACTAGATAGTAAAACTATGGATGATTTCTATACTGTTGCTCCTAGTATTGGTAACTTTAGTCAAAATGTTATTGATGAAGTTAGAACTAACCGCCCCGTAAAAGAGTGTTTGGTAGGATTAACTATAACACCTGATACTGAGCTAGATAAAGAAATGAACTATTATAATAGGGAAATTTCTACTGCTCTAGCTATATTTGGTAACTTTGATAATATCAAGTATGCTAGATTGGGAAATAGTGCTACTAATTGTTCTAGTATGATGATATGTGATGCTATTGCTCGTACTAATGGTTGGGATAATCATTTAGATATGTCTTCGGAATTTAATAGAGACATAGATAAACTTTATAGTCCCGCTGCTATTAAAGAACGTGCTGATAGTATTTATAATATTATTAGAGAACGTAGTACTAAACTTGCTAGTTCTAAAGATAAACTTAGTAATATCTTAGATATAGTCAATAACAATTCAGACAAGAATATACTCATTATAAACAAGTATGGTGAATTTGCTAATCTTGTTACTGATTATCTTAATGATAAATCTGGTAAAAGAATTTGTGCTAATTGCCATGATAAAGTAGATAATGTTCCTGCTGTAGATGATTATGGAAATCCTATTCTTATAAAGAGTGGTCCAAAGAAAGGTCAACCTAAACTTCTAGGTGTTATTGCTCAAAAGAAACTTGCACAGAAACTTATGAATAGTCATAAGATAAATGTAATTTCTTGCGGTGCTTCACCTGACAAGTCTTTAGATGTTGATATTGATTTGGTTATAATCACTTCTCCGCTATGCGATACTATTGAGAGCTATTTCTATAGGCTTTCTAAGGTTCATTTTAGTAATGAGGTATTATTATATACCTTATTCTATAAAAGCACGTTAGAGGAGAAAAAACTAGAAGATAGAACTATTCCAATCAATCATACAATAATTAACGATTTTGATAGAAACGTTAAAGTTGATAATAATAATGCTTATTGTATTGTTGATTAAGAAAAAGTTCTTATCTTTGCAGCAGAAATTAGAAAACGAACTAATAAGCTCTTTGAAATAATGAATGATACTAAAGATGAAAATGGTAGCAATCGTAGTTTGATTGTTAGACAAGATGATGTTAATACTGGTATTCATGTTCTAAATCTTCTCGATGAGAAACAACTTGCTAATGCAGAAGTATTTCTAAAGAAGATTATTGCTACAGAAAAAGGCGGTGTTAAGAGTGTAAATGAAGGTCTTGCTATTCTTATGAGAGCACAAGATTTAAGATTACCTTTTAGTACTTGTATAGAACATATCCATGTAATTAATGGTAAAACCGGTGTTGATGTTCATATCGTCAAAGCGTTGTTGTCAAGGGCAGGTATAGTCTGGGAAACTACTAAAGATTATGTACCTCAGTATAAGTATACTGATGGCAATAATGTTTATGATGAGACACTACTTCCACAGTATTGTGTTAAATGTCGTACCGAAGCAGAAGCTGAAAGTAAAACAGACGATGAAATAGTTGGTGTTTATCCTCTTAAATACTATAAAGATTTAAAAGGTAGAGTATACAACGAATTTCAAATTAACGAACAATGTATTAAGTGCATTAATCTACCACAAGCTATGAAAGTAGCTCAAGAAGGTAAATTTCCTGTTATTAGAACTCAGGCTACTCCTACAGATTATGTTACTGAATATAAGTTTACTAGGTTTAAGAGAATATATGGTAAAGTAGTTGAAACTCATGCTGTAAGTCATTTCTCTTATACAGAAGCTAATACGGCTGACTTATTTACTAAAGATACTTTTAAGAAATATACTCGTATTATGATTGGTCATCGTGCCTTTATTTATGGTGCGCGTGAGATAGCTAGTGATATTCTTATGGGTGTTATGTCAGACGATGAATTATCCGAAGTCTTTGCCAATTCAGTTCCTAATGATGAAGACTTTGTAAATATTGAAGAAATTTCTAATGGTGAAGTTTCTCCAGAATAAGGAACAATTTAGTGTGTAAATAGTATTATACTATATAATTATTTTATTAACAATTTAAATATTTAAAATTATGAAGATTAACGGTTTATCATTCGGTATTTCAGCAGTTGCAAGTGGTGTTAAGAGTAGTGTAGTTAATGCTGAGCCTCAGCTTATTGTTGCTACTACTAAGGGTGGTTTTGCTATCACAGGTTCTGTATCTAAGGCTCTTGGTTTGCAGGCTGGCGATAACATTATGTTTGCTAATAACATCGCTGATGTTGAAGCACTTGTAATGGCTAAAGAAAATGCCGATTTGTTGGAGTATGCTAAGAATAATGGTTTCGACCTTGAGACTTCTGAGGGTGTAGAAGCTTGTATTAAGTCTCTTACTGTTTGGTATATTGCTAAGGGTGTTCCTATGTTTAAGAAGGATGGTTCAGAAGCTACTGTAGCTGTTCGTCTTACTAAGGAAGAGAAGAAGAAGCTCTATGATGAGAATGTTGATGCTATCATTGCTGCTAATCGTGCTCAGCTCATTGTTGCTTACAATCTTAATGAGAATGCTACAGATGATGATATTAAGGAGCATTATACAGTTGATGAGATGCAGAGCCCACAGACTCAGGCATTTAGTGGTTGTAAGCTTGCTGCTAGTGGTAATGCAGTTGGTACTGGTTTGAAGCTTACTTTCTCTGATACAAACAACTGGGAGCAGCTTAAAGCTGATATGGAAGATAAGACTGCTTTGAAGCGTGTATTCTCTGTTGATGTTAAGGCTGGTGAGACAGGTAAGTTCAACGATGGTCATAAGATTGTTGATGTTATCTATTATCCTCTTGGTGAGTACACTGACGAGAAGCCTGCTCGTGTAGCTGCTAATAAGGCTGCTGAATCTGCTGAATAATTAGTTCATTCATTAGATATTCATTCGCTTTTATTATAGGGAACTGAGTATATCAGTTCCCTTTTTTTAATCAATTAATATAAAACGTTTAAAACTTAATTAAGTTATGACAGATGTAACAAAAGAAGCAGCAGCAGTTGCAAATGGTGCTGCAAAGAAGAATCGTAGAGGTATTAGTAATAACACAGTAGCTGCTGCTCGTCTTAAATTTCATGAGAAAGATGCTAGCCCAGCTAATGGTTTATTTATGGCTCATCTTGATTCTGTAAGTGTAGAGTGGTCTCAGAGTGGAGAAGGTAATTCTTTTGCTGGTCTTAAGATGCCTCGTCTTGTGGTTACTTTTGCTAGCAATCATGAGAATGTTAAAGAACGTCGTTATGTTACTAAGACTTTCTTCCCAGTTGAGAGTAATGTTGATACTATTCCTGGTGGTAAGAATGCTTGGCAAGTAGATGCTCTTCTTAATTGGACAAAGCATCTTCTTGATGTATTCTATCTTAAAGGTCGTGAACTTACTGTTGAAGAGGAAGATGCTCTTACTCTTACATTTGAAGATTACACTGAAGACGAGAATGGTAATTTGGAGTATAATGCAGTAGATGCACAGGATGTTCTTAATGGTTATCGTCATATCTTTGAGAATGTTGCTGCTATGCTCAATGGTCAATTTAATCTTGCTGATGGTGCTACTGCTAAGCCTTGCTTTAAGGATGGTAATGGTAAACCTCTTTCTTGTTGGATTAAGTTGCTTCGTGCTACTCGTAATCGTAAAGGTGATTGGGTAGATGTTGATAAGAGCAAAGATTTGCAGTTTACTGCATTTGTTGGTTCTGGTGCTATTGAACTAGTTAAGATGAAGGAAGGAAAGATTCTTCCTCCTGTTATTCTTGCTATCGATAAAGTTAAGGAGAGTATTACTCCTAAACAGACTAACAAGACTCCTACTGTTGGTGTTCCTGGTATTCCTGGTATACCTGGTATGACTGGTGGCGCTGTAGTTCCTCCTGTTGGTGGTGAGTTTGCTAGTGGTGCTCCTGCTGGTGCTGGATTTGACCCAACTGCTACAGATGACCTTCCATTCTAAGTAGATAAGTGAAGAGTTATCTCTTTGTCTACTAATTCTCAACTAAAGTTTAATGTTCTAAGGGGTAACGATGGTAGTAATACTGTTGTTGCCCCTAATTTTTTATCAATATGAAACGTAATGCTAACACGAGTAAACTTACAAAAGCTTTTATAGAATCTAGAGTAAGTCAAGAAGAAATTGTAAGTAAATACTTAGATATACCATTAGAAGTAGTTAGAGATTGTGTTGAACATAATCATCTTATTACTTCTGTATTTCGTGATGATGATACTGATGGTAGTATGGGTATTGCATACAATGCCAAAGGTAGGCTTAAAGTTCGTGATTTTGGTGGTGCTGGTTTCTTTGATGATGTGTATGGTGTAGTAGCTTACGTACTAAGTATTGTATATGAAAGACCAATTAGTACAAATAATAAACAAGATTTTTATTTTGTACTAACTCATATTTATAGAACGTTTTCATATGAAATTGATAATCATATTAATGATTATGATGTAGACGAATCTATAAAGAATGCTCTCGTTAAAGCTCGTAATAAAAAAGCTATTATTGAAATTGTTCCTCGTAGTTGGAATCGTCAAGATAAAGCTATATGGGCTAAATTAAATGTAGATTTGAATTATCTTAATACTCATTTTGTTATTCCAGTTGAGCAATATTATATTGATAGAGTAACTAATCCTACTCCTAAATATAAAGATGCTAAAAATGACCCTTGTTATGCTTATATGCTTGGTCGTAATAAATCTGGAGTATATCTTATTAAACTATATTTTCCATTACGTGATAGAACTAAGGAATTAAAGTTTGTAACTAATTGTAATGTACTTGAAGGTCTTCCTAATCTAGAAAGAGAAGATTATGATTATATTATTATAACTAAGTCTAGTAAAGATAGATTAAGTTTAGGTAGTCATCTAAGCAAACATATCTTCTACGGGGCGGATGGAAAAACTCTTAATATTGGAGTTGTTAATCTTCCTAGTGAAAATTATAGACTTAAAGCTAATGAATATACTTGGCTTAGAAAAAGACTTAATAATGAAGGTATGATTGTTAGTCTTCTAGATTTTGATAGAACTGGACGTGATGGTGCTGATTATCTTTTAGAAACTTATGGTATTCCTTATCTTTTTATTACTCGTGGAGAATTTGGACTTGAAAATTATGAGTGTAAAGATTTTGCTGATTTACATGATAAATTCAATAATGATGAAATAGATACTTTTATTAAAGAAACTATTAGATATGTCGAAATCCGATACAGAAAAGATAAGAGTGATACCGATGCCTATTTCAAAAGATTATCAGACTGTGATTTGCCATACTGAGAAAGTTGGTAATAAAATTAAATCACAAACTCGTATTCTTATGACTTGGATAAGTGATAAAGAAGAAGCTCTACTTGATAAAGGTAGAGCTATTACTATAACTAGAGGTGGTATTACTTTTGACTTGGATACTGATAACATATTTTCGTATGGTGAAGTAGACTTTCATGATGGTACTGAAGATTATGATGCTTTAAATGAATTAATTCCTTTTAGAGATGTTGTTCATATTCCTCTTAATTACGATTATGATACTCATACTTGTAAAACTCCTACAAAAATGTATCAAACTAGAGAAACTGATGATATTGGTGCTATGGCTCAATATGCTCATGGTCGTCTAGGTAAACCAGATAAAGTTGTAATATTTAGATTAATAGCTAAACAATGGTAAGATTTCCAAAAGCTTATACTATGATAGTAGATGAACAAGTTCAAGCTATGGCTGTTAAAGATATTAGTACTTGTGGTACTGATGAATTTATTGCTAAAGCTTGTGTTCGTCTTGATTGTTCTCGTATTGTTAATGATATGAGGATAATGCAAACTATAGGTACTCCTTATCAATATGAAGTTACTCGTACTCTTATCGGAATTGATTACGCTCTTCAACAAGGTTGGATTGATGAAAATAAGAAAGATGAGTATGTTTCTAAACTTGTAGCTTTACATAAACGTAATCTTAAATATGAAGAAGATAATCCTCCTATCATATATGATAAGAAGAAAGGTTTAAAAAATACTACTCGTACTACTAGAAAGAAAGCTAAAGAAGGAACTCTTGAAGGTTTTGAAAAACCTAAGAAAGAGAAAACTCAAAGTGCTGCTCAGTTAAATGCTCAAGCTAGAGCTAAACTTATTAGTAAACTTAAAATTAATATATGAGACTATATAAAAGAAACGCAAAAGGAAGTCCTATTTGTTGGCAAATAAATAAAGCTGATGATAATTATGAAGTAAGTTATGGTCCTGTTGGAGGTAATATACATTCAGAAATTATCAATGGTAAACTAATTAAAGCCAATGAAATAGAATCTCGTATTAAAGCTAAACGTAAAGAAGGTTATAAAGAACTTTCTGAACTTAAAGATAGCGGTCCTGTTAACATTGCAAATGAGTTTGCTCTTATTAATTATCTTAATACGTATCTTCCAAAGAATAATACTACTGATGAAGGTTTTGTTCTTCCAATGCTTGCAAAAGTACTTAAAGATAACAAACCTTTTGATAAACGTAGTTATTTAGGTCAATATAAAATTAATGGTGTTAGATGTATTGTTGGTGCTGAACAAACTAATGATTTATTTAATCCTGTTAGACTTACTTATCGTTCTAGAGAAGGTACTGATTGGACTCCTAAACTTACTTGGATGAATGAAATAATTCTTCCAGCTATTAAAGATGATTTACTTGATGCTATGATTGAAGAAGGAGCTTGCCTTGATGGTGAACTTTATATTCCTGGTTATAAAGTAAATGATATTAATAGTTTTGTTAAGAATGAAAAGCTTCCTCAACATTATCAACTTCAGTATTGGTGTTATGATATAGCTATTGATAATATGAGTTATGAAGCTAGACGTAAGTTTAAAATGGATAACATAAATAGATTATGTTATACTTTTGATACTTATGAACAACATCTTAATAATAAGAGCAAACTTGTATTATTACCTGATATTAATATCAATAATATTTATGATGCTACAAGATTCAGAGATAAGTTTATAAGTCTTGGTTTTGAAGGTCTTATTGTTCGTGATGTTAACTCTGCTTATCAATTTGGTGCTCGTAATTTAGCTATGCTTAAATATAAACGAGTTGATGATGCAAAGTTCAAAATTGTTGATGTTGTTCCTGAAGGAATTAGAACTAATCTTTGTAAACTTATTCTTAGAAATGACATAAATGAAGAATTATTTGAATGTACTCTTAATTTTGACCATTCAAGACAAGAGTATATATTAAAAAATAAAGAAAAATTTATTGGTAAATATGCCTTTGTAGAATATAGAGAACGTTCTGGAGTTAAGAATGTTCCTTTTCATGCTAAGGCAGTGGATATAATAGATTAGTAATATGAATTTAAACGCTTATGATAACATAAAAGAAGAATTAGACAAACATAAAACTTGGTATTCTCCAAAGTTTAAAAGACTATATAGTCGAGAAATAAAGTTTAGAATGTTCTATAAGTTCTTACAACGATGGAACGAAAGTATTAAACGAAATGATTATTTTCTAGCTGTTAGCATGTATAATACTGATGGTAGATTTAGTATAACTAATAAAGATAATTATAGTAGATTAAAATTTTCTATTCCTAAAGAAGTTATTGAAGATTCTATTCTTAATTCTATGACTGTAGATACTAATGTTGAAGTTAAACTTGTTGATAATCAGCCTGATGGTGAAGTGTATCAGTTGAACATATAACATTAAATTGCTAGAGCCGCCCCGTAGAAGATGTGGTAGATTTCCACTTTAATTCGTGCGTGAGCGGCTTTATTATGCCTGCTTATTAGTTATTCACTTTTAAGCAAAACTCCTCTCAAATCGAAATTTAAAATATTAAATAAAATAAATGATTATATTTATGCTGAATAAAATGGTATGAATGAAGAAAATAAAAAAAGATAATATTGGATTTTTTTATGTTTATAATTGTTCCAATAATAGTCATCTTCTTGATAATAATTGATTTATTATTCAAGTTATTTATATTTATAAATTTTATAAACCTAAAATATTAAAGATATGGTTAAAAGTAAAGTAGGTGCTGAACCTAAAAAACAAAGAGTTAGACATGCTATTACTAAAAGTGAAGGTATCCATGAAGGTATTCATCGTGATGAGTATGGATATTATGATAGTAGTTATCACTGCTATTGTTTTGCTTATGGTTATTTCTTTCATAGAGGAAAAAGTCTAGCTGAAAAACTTACTCTTGATTATATTAAAAATAATTGGGATAAAGAAGGCTGGTGTGGAGGTCTTAAATGTGCTTGTATGGCTCGTATTGACCGTAAACGTAAAATAGCTGTAATTAAAGAAGGAACTGAATATGCTTGGGATATTGAGCTTGGTCTTCCAGAAGCTTATGCAATTTATAAAACAGAAGAAGATATTCCTATTTATGATATAACTGAACCAAAGAACAAAAAGATACTTATTAAAATGCATTTAAAGTATTTAATTAAGAAGTATCTTGAGACTTTTGAACATGAATATAAAGTTCTTAGTTCTATAAGTAAACAAATTCCTGACCATAGTTTTATTGCAGCTAAAAGGAATAAATATTTTGTAGAAATTAAAGCTTTTGTATATAAATATAAGTTTATTCCTAGATGTAAACCTTTATCTGATAAAGGATTTTGGATTAATAGTTACAAAGTTGACTTTCCTTCAATTAATACTATTCTTAATGATGCTTTGTTTACTGATGAACAAAAAGAACATATTAAGAAATGTAAGTTCTATACTAAGTTTTGTCTTCATAAAGGAATTAGTTGGGCAGAGCTTAATAAGAAATGGTCTAAAGAATATGTTTCAGAAGTAGAAGCTAAAGATAAAGCTGAAGAAGAAATTTTTCGTAAAAGAGAAGCTGAATATAAAATTAAAACTGAACAGAATTATAAAGCAGCTTTAGCTAAAGCTAATCAAACTATTGATGAATGGAGAAAAGGAGGTACAAAACAAGAAATTCATTATACTATGTATTATTCAAATCCTGATACTAGAGAAATTAAAGCTATTGATAGTGTATTGTATCATACTATGTTTCCTAATACTCAACTTAGAATTAAACCTGATAAACCTAATTGGGTTGAAACTAGTAGAGGTGCTTTAGTTCCTCTTGAAACTGCTATTAATGTATTTAATCGTCTTTATACTGATTATATTCTTAGTGGTAAATCTATATTTATATTTAAACATGATGAGTTTAAAATTGGTTCATTTATGGTTTCAAGAGCTAGTTATGTTGATAAATTTACTGATATTACTCATTATGAAGATGCAAATGATTTTCTAGGACATAAAGAATGGATGTTTGAAATAGGTTGTCATACCTTATGGTTTGATGATATTAAAGATTTTGCTAGATATTATAATCTACAAGATAAACTTAGTTTTCCTCTAGATAGAACTACTGCTGAATGCATGGAAAATCATTTGATTCATTTGTCTAGTGGAAGAACTATAGAAGCTGTAGGAACAATAGATATTTAACTTAATAAAATAACAATTATGACAGAAGAACAGTACAATAAAGTTATTTCTCTTGATAAGAGATTAAATGAGTTGAAAGGAGTGTATCATATGTTAGATAACAATGACACTCATCTTTCTTATTATAAGAAAGGTTACTTAGGTAATAGAGATAGTCTTTGTAACCTTAAAGATTTGTCTCCTATAAAAGACGTCTTGACAAAGTATGAAAACATCATACGTCTTGAAGTAAAAGGAGAGATAGAGAATATTAAGAAACAAATTAGTGAAATTTAAAAAAAGTAAAATTATGAAATTAAAAGATGCTATTGATACGGCTGTTTCTCATAATGCTTTAGTTGTACTTGAAGAAACAGACATAAAAGATTCTCATTATTCAATTAGTATTTATGAAGGAATGGCTCATGAAATTCCTAATGAATTACTAGAAAGAGAAATGTTTCCAATAAGAGATGTTGTAGGAGACCATGTAGGAAGACTTCATATACAATTAAAAACTGATTTTGAGGCTGCTAACGAACTTTTATTATTTACTCAACTTCCATGTATTACAATAGAAGAAAAAGCTGATAATTTTGTAGTATGTGCTCAATGTTGTGGATATGTTCCTCATATTTACGCTATTGGTCCTCAATATGCAATTGATTGGGTAGATGAAGAAGGAGTTTGTATTCATTGTATTAATGGTATTACTCCAGAACAAGCTATTAGAAATGCTTTTAAATGGTGTTTAGATAAAGGTCTTATAACAAATCCTATTTATATAAAATAAGAATTATGTTAACTAATGATAGTTTATTAACATTAGCAATGAAAATGTTTACTTCTCTTCCTTCTATTAGTAGAACAGATGAGACAGATACTTATGTTGTTAATAATGATGGTGCAAAACCTGCATTAATTCATGAAAATGATAACTATGTTATTATGTGGGTTGATGAAGATTTTTTTACTATTAAAGATTTTGAAGCTAATACTCCTGAAAGAGTTATTTCATTAGCTTTTAATTGGTGTGTAGAAAATAGACTTATAATTATATAAATTAATTATGACAGAAAGTGATTTAAATTATTGGAAAGCTACTCTTAATGGAGTAGTTCCAAAACATCTTGTAACTCCTGAAGTTGTTGCATTACGTGACCAGCAAAACAAAATGCTTAATCTTATGGCTAAGAAGAATGCTGATTATGGTAATGCTTTCAATAAAGGTTGTGATAAACTAGGCTATAGATATGGTCTAGCTAGAATATATGATAAAGCTAATCGTTTGGTTCATCTTATTGAAGATGATTTTCAAGGTTACAACAATCCTAATGTTGAAGATGAAAGTATGTTTGATACTATTCAAGATTTAGCTAATTATTGTAATATGTTATTAGCTTGGCAAGCTAGTGATAATGGACATGAACCTACCATATCTTCTACGGGGCGGGTAGAGTCAACTTTCATTGATATTTCTACTCTTGTTAAAACAGATAAACTTATTCTTATCGAAGAAACCAGTAAGAAAGATGTAACTAATGAAATTATAGCTTCTTATGGTTTTGAACATCTTTGTAGAGATAAAGATGGATATGTATATAATTTATCTGCTGATGATAAAGAAATTCCTGTTACTAGTGAACATAAAGAGAATATAGTTGCTATATCTCATGAAGATTATGAAGCTGGAACAGATTTTGTTAAACATAAAAAGTAAATAATATGATTAAAGTTGTAAATCCTAGTGTTGAAGTTTGGAAACAAGATGGTTATTCTCTTGATGCTATTTTTAAACATATAGCTAAATGTACTCGTGTTGCTTATCAATCTACTCCAAAAAATAAAGATGAAGATGCTTATGATTTTCTTCTTAGAACTATTTTTAAAGGAAATGATTTCTTTGGGTATAGTAAAATAAATCCTAAGAACCGATTTGAACGAATACTTGCTCAAAACGCTTATGGTGATATAGATTTAACAAGTATTCATTTAAGTTGTTGTGAACATGCAACAGTTCATCTTAAATTTCCTACTTTCATGCCTAGAGCTGCTGCTATGTGGGAAGGTGTATATGAACATAATAAATATAGTAGAACTAATAATCATGATGGTTATCTTTATGTTACTACAAATCTTAGAGTAATAATAGAAAATTACGCTATTGATACTCTTGAGTTTATAGATACAACTCCTAATTGTCCTTACTATATGCCAAGAACTACTGTTTGTTTTATAACAGATATTGGTGCTAGTCGTGAACTCAATCGTCATAGAGTTAATAGTATTGTAGAAGAATCTACTCGTTATTGTGCTTATGATAAAGGTAAATTTGGTAATGGAATAACTGTTGCTAAACTTCCTTGGATTAAAACTATAGATACTAATGACGAATTTAATGTAACTACGTATAATAATGGCTTTTATAATGATGAAGAAATTTATGATAAATCTGTTCATCTTATTGAAGCTAAAAATACAGATAATTGGACTGCTGTAGATTGGTTTCTTTATGGTCTTCAAATTTGTGATTTAGTTTATCGTAAAACTCGTGAACTTGGTTGGACTGCACAACAAGCTAGAGAAATTCTTCCTCTTAATACTAAAACTCAAGTAGTTCATACTGCTTTTGTTGATGATTGGGAGCATTGGATTGCTCTACGTAGTAATGAAATTAGTGGGAAGGTACACCCGATGATGTCTGAACTAGCTAAACAATTAGTTAAACAAGTATATCCTGAATAATCATGTGGATAAGTATATTAAATTATAATATAGGACAAATTGAAGTTGCTGATGTAACCGAAGATTTCGTAGAAAATGAAACCGCTGTTGATGATAATGAAAAAGCTGTAGATTGGCTTGAATCAAATGGTTATTGTTCTGCTGAAACTGTATTCATGTTAACTGATGAATGTCCTTTGTGTGTAGTAAATAATGTAGAAACTCATTTAAACTTATAAAATTATGGAAAAGACAATTAAAGACATAAAAGAATGTGCAGAGAATTTAAAAAAGAACATTCTTCAAGCAATTAATGACTTTGAGATTGCTAATCCTGAAGTTAATGTTAATGTTACTATATGTCGTAATTATTCTGCTGATGATACACAATCTCATAAAGCAGATATAATTTTAACTATTAAGTAATATGGCAAAGTGTTTTATTGGACTTCATAAATGTGAAGTTATTAAAGAAGTAGAAGTTAAAGATGTTGATACCGATACTGTTGTCGGTATCAACATTGTTTCTCGTTGCAAAGAATGTGGAAAGATTAATTCTACATTTGTAAGTAGTGATAGTAGATTTCTCGATAGAGATTATGTTTATATAAATAATAAAAAATAACATGGGAAAAAGTATTTTCGATATTGATAAAGAATTGTATTCTCTTTATGACGAGATTGAAGAAGCAGGTGGAGAAATAACTCCAGAAATAGAAGAAAAACTCGAACTTAACGGTCAAGAAATGACTAATAAAGTTAAGAATATAACTAATTTTATTAATAATTTGAATGCTGACATTCTTGCTATTAAGTCTGAGACTGATAGACTTGCTAAACTCAAGAAGTCTAAAGAGAATACAATTAAAGGTCTTACTAATCTTGTTCTCTTTGCTATTAAAAAGTATGGTAAAGAAGATAAGAGTGGTAAGAAGTGGATTGATTGGGGTACCGGTAAAGTAACTATTCGTAAAAGTGAAACTATTGAAGTTAATAGTAAGAAACTTGAAGCTATTAATGATATGCTTAAAGTAACTTTTGCTAATGGTATATATACCGGTACTCTTAACCAAAATTCTTCTGTAGATGAACAAGCATTACTTGATGCTATTGTTAATACTGCTAAAGATTCTGGTAATTACGAATGTAGCGAAATTGAAATAGAAGACCTTGATGATGTTAATATTGAGGTTACTGTTCCAGTTAAACTTACAGACCTTCTCAAGGGTGATGGTTATCAGCTTATGACTAATATCGGAGCTGTTAATCGTGATGGTTGGAAATTTAAACCTAGTATCGATAAGAAACTTATGAAAGTTAAAATTAAAGATGATGGTTGTGTTTCCAATATTGCTGAAATTGTTGAAAATGATAATTTAACTATTAAATAATATGAGAGTTTCAGAATTAATACAAAAACTTAACAGTCTCCAAGAAACTAATGGAGACTGTCAAGTTATGGTTGATGATATATATGCTAATAGTGTGAATTATGATTCATCTTTAGATATTATAAATATAACGTCTTACTAATATAAATAATAATATTATGTACAATGTATATTTAATTAAAACAGATATTAAAGTAAAAGCTAATACTTTTCTTAATATTAGTCTTTTAGCAGAAGATTTATCCGATGCTACAAGTGGTGCTTCATATCTTAAATATAATGGTGAAGAACTAAAGAAACATATAGTTAGTGTAGAACTTATTGTTTCAAATGTAGTACGTGATACATGGAACGCCAATGATTTAAATCCAGAGTATAAATTAAAAGAAGAAAATACAAATGAATAATTAATATTATGAGTGAAGTTATAATTCTACAAGGTATTCAAGGCTCAGGTAAATCTACTTGAGCTTTGAATTGGGTTAACGAAAAACCTAATAGTCGTATTAGAGTAAATAGAGATTCTATTCGTAACATGTTTGGTAAATATTGGGTTCCTGATAGAGAACCTATTGTTACTGTAGTAGAAAATACTGTTATTAAAGAATCTATTCTTAAAGGATATGATGTAGTTATTGATGATATGAATCTTAATGATAAAACTATTATATCACTTGAAGATTTAATTAAGAGTATAAATCCAACTACATCAATAAGATATAAATTATTTAATACTTCTCTTGCTGAATGTATTATTAGAGTAAATGATAGAAATAAAAGTCTTCCAAATGACAAACAAATTCCTATTCCAGTTCTAATTAATACATATAATAAATATAAAGATAAATACAATTTAAGCTTTGTATAATTTTGATGTTTAATAATTTAATAACGCTGAGTTATGAGTAAATTTAATCGTGGTGGTCTTCCTTGGGCTATTGGTAAAGATGTATCTGATTGTGTAACTGCACAAGATGTAATGAAGAAAGCAGGTCTTGATTGGTCTGTTCAAAAGTGTGAACTTGTAGGTAAAATGCCTTTTAGAATAGGCAGTAATAACGATTTAGGTGAAGACGCTTTTGTACATGATGGTAATATTTATCGTGAATGTGCTAATGCTTATGCTACCTATCGTACAGATTGTAATTATCCTTTAGGTATAGTTAAAGATAAGTATGAAGTAGTTCAAAATATGGATGCTTTCAATTTCTTTAATAATGCTATTGGTGAAGGTAAAGCAATTTGGGATAAAGCTGCTTGTCTTAATATGGGAGAGAAAGTATATGTTAGTGCTAAACTACCAGTACAAACTTCTGTAAGTAAAGACGATGTTATAGATAACTATCTTGTGTTTAGTAATGGACATGATGGTGGTTCATCTGTAGATATTATGATTACTCCTGTTCGTATTATTTGTACTAATATGCTTAATGGTGCTTTGGATAAAGCTTCTTGTCATATTAGACTTAGACATACTAAGTCTATAAAAGAGAAACTTGAACTTGGTGCTCAAGTACTTAAAGTTGCTTGTTCTCATGCTTTAGATGCTCAAGAACTTTATCGTCATCTTACTACTATTAAGATGAGCGATGAAGATGTTTACAAGTATCTTTGTGAATTACAACTTACTCCTGCTGAGATTGAACGAATTAATCAGTATGACCCTAATAAAGGTTATGCTCGACTTGTTGCTCGTGATTATAGACTTCTTGAAGCAGTTGAAATATCTTCTCGTAAAGCTAATCAACTTTATAATATGATGGATTATTATAATGATGGTATTGGTCAGAAAGATATTTGTGGTACTGCCTGGGGAGCATATAATGCTGTAACTGGTTTCTATTGTAACGTTGCTAATCTTGAAGGTGAGAAACGTATGAATAGTCTTGTTTGGGGTAGTGCTAATAATAATATGAATAAAGCACTTAATTCTGTTGTAGCTTATGCAAGTTAATTTTAGTGGAAAAGAAAATCAATTTAAAGTACCTCATTACAAAGTTGGTGATGAGGTACTAGCTTTCAGTTATATTAGTGGTAAATTCTTTGTTGGTAATATTAGTGCAGTTAATAGCTATGCTGATAATAATCAAAGTATTGTAAATTACACTATTATGATTGATGAAAATAAAGGTATCCCTAATGTTCCAGAAGCTTTAGTATTCGATAATAAAGATGATGCTAAAGAATGGGTAACATCATTAGGAATGATACTATATAACTTTTGATACACTTCTTTACGGGGAGGATAGAGCAACTACTAGTGTTAGAATACTAGAAGCAGCTAAAGCCGCCCCGTAGAAGATGTTAGTGGTTAAACTATCGTTAAACTACTTATTATTAGTAGTAATACTGGTAATAATGTTTATCTTTGTAGTGATAATCATAGCAACTAACATTAATATGCTGTATTATATATTATATAGGTACGTTATAACATATTGAGTGTTAGTTTATTAAACATTATTTAACGCTAAAAAATGTAGGTTGTTGTGATAGCAACCTACTTTTTTTGTATATTTGCACAAGCGTTGATGATGTATATAATACTTATGGTACTATGATTACTTTTATAAATTATAAAACAATTATGGCTGAAGCAATAGGTAAAGCTAGAACTAAAATAGATGGTAAACTACAAGATGTAGAAACTATTTATGATGTGTTTAAAGGAGCAGGAACATATTTTGCTCCTGAAATAGCCGTACATTGTTCTAAAACTGCAACTCAAGTAGCTTATTATATTTATAAGAAACTTAGTCAAAATCAAACTAGTTTTAGAATAGTTACAAAAGAAGTAATTAAATCCGGTTTAGTTAATGCTAAAACTCCAGATAGAGTTAGAGATGCAATTAAAGAATTAATTAAAGCTGGTGTTATGATTGCTTGGAAAGATATAGAAGGTATTGATGAATATAATTTTGATATTGATTCTAAATATTATCTATTAAATCCTCTTGTTATTAGACGATGTAGTACTAATGCTTTTAAACGTAATTGTGAAACTACTAAAGATAGATTCAATAATAGTAAACAATTATGGATAAACGAATATGATGCTATAGTTTATAATTTTGATACTAATGTATTACAAATAACATATAATTAAATTATGAGTCAATTAAGTAATCGTATTGCAGATGCATTTATTAATTATGCAAATGCTTTTAAAGAAACTCCTGACAACAGAGAGTTAGCTGAAAAAGAGTTTAAAGAAGCTCTTCGTACAGCTATTGATTTTGTTCCAGTTAAAATTTGGCTTGACCCTAAAGTTAAAGCGCAAATTCCAACGTATGCTCATTATATGAGTGAAGGTGATAAAGACGGTCATGCTTATGGACATGCTACAGACGCTTGTTGTGATGTAATTGCAACTAGTGTTGAAATTACAGAAGATGGTCGCGTTAAATGTGGAACCGGTATTCATGTTGCTACTGAATATCGTGATTCGCTTACTTTACGTCCTAATTCACGTATTACTAAAATGGGTTACGTAATACCTAATTCTCCTGGCACTGGTGATGAAAGTTATCGTGGAGAATTTTTTGTTGTATTCCGTTCCATTATAACTAATGCAAAACCTATTGAGGTTGGTGATGTTATTGGTCAACTTGAGATTCCTCATCATAGACAAATTTGTTTTGAACCAGTTAAGAATCTTGAAGACCTTGGTATAACTGATAGAGGTGATGGTGGATTTGGTTCTACTGCAAAGAAATAATTAATAATTTAAATAATAAACAATATGAAAAAGTGGGTATCAGAAATGATTAAGCAGCATGCATATACTACTATCGAAGTTAATAATGTAACTAAGTTTATTGAAAATGCTAAGAATAGTGATAAAGTTGGTAAAGTAACTTTTGCTAATCTTGCTTTGCTTCTCAGAGATTTGAAGAATACTGCAAAGACTTATGAGACTATTCTTAACAATGAAGGAGTTCATTTTGCTCCTGATGGTTCTTATTATGAAAAAGTAGCTGAGATAAATGAAAAGAAAAATCCTGATAATAACGACTAAGAATTGTCTTGGTTGTTCTATAGCAATAAATAATACTCAAACTGTTATTGCTAAATCATCTAAAGAAATAGCTCTTGAAATTAAAGATTTTACAGAGCTTCCTAAAAGACTTATTCATAAGTATAAAGCTTATGATTATCCTACTACAGTGTTTCTTGAAGATGATGAAGTAACATTTAAATTTGTTGGTAGTACTCATGTGAACTGTATACAGAGGTATATAGATTTGTATTTAAAATAAATACTGAAATTTTTCTTCCGTTGTTGCTGCTAGTGCTTGTGAAAGTACTAGCAGTTTTTAATTTAAAATTATTATGAATCCAAATTATAATAAACATAAGAATATAGCTATACTTATACTTGCTATTGTAGCTGCCGGACTTGGTGCTTGTAGTTACAATAAAGTTTCTAATAATAAACCTGTAAGTATAGATAGTTGTGGAATTAATGATGATTTCTATGAAATTAATGATGTTGATTCTACAAATGATGGATATGATACAGATAGTGTTATTTATCTTGACGGTAATGGTAATATAATTAAAGCTCCTTTTAAATAAGAAGCTAATTAATTATATGGCAGTAGATTGTTTCAAAATGATGCTGCGTTCTTGAGGAATTTAAATTCTCCTCTGTCGCATTAATTCTCTTCTTCTGAATAGTTATTCAGTCGTAACATTAAAGTAGCTTAGAAGTCATTTAAAATGTAATTTATTTAATAATCATTCTTACTTGTCAGTCTTATTTCAGCTCCAGGCATACGAGATTAAACTATGCCAAACTTAGTGGGAAACTCCCACAATTACATAATAAATGATTTCTAAGCAACTTATATATTAATGTCGATTAATCATACTACTTTAATTATTTGACCGCTTACGAAAGAAATTAAAATATTACTTATGTTTTTGATATTTGTATTCCATGTTATAAGAATTTATGTTTAAGTATATGCAGTAGTGACTGCATCAGTTTTGTTTCATTATGAGTAGCTTGTCCGTGAGGATGAGTTACTCTTTTTTTTATTCAGCAAGCTACACATTATGACACATTAAACGAAAAAGAGCTAGACAGTCATCACGACTATCTAGCTCAGAACCTTTATAAGTATTACCTTAAACAGCATTTAAAAACTCTATAAACAATTAATTTAGCAAGTATTTCACGATATATAATATGCGTTACTCTAGCAGGATTCGAACCTACTCTGACAGAACCAAAATCTGTAGTGCTGCCATTACACCATAGAGCAATAAAGTTTCGCATACATCTGTAGTAATTTCATGGCAAAATAAGAAAACCTTTATCTGTTGCAAAGATACTATTATTATTAATATCTCCAACAGATAAAGGTCTTAATTAATTATTATTAGTAGAAATATTACTATCAATACCTTCTACGGGGCGGATTTAATGATTTAACGTTCTAAACTACTAGTACCTCTAATATCGTTAGCCCAATCTTTGACATTAATCAAAGTAAGAAGATTATCACCAGTCTTATAATAACTATTAGCTTTATCAAGAGTAGCAAGATTATTAAGACTTCTGTAAATTGGAATTTGACGACCAAGTTTAACAAGAATCTTGTTTTGACCTGCATAACGACCACTAGTATAATTAGGGTCATAGTCATCATCCATTACATAAGCAGCAATATTATTACAAGCAGCCATTATATCTTTACCAGCAGTTACACCTGCAATAGGACTAGACCATAATTGGTCAAACTGTTGTGGTAAGAATAACATGTTATACATCATTGACTGAGTAGTTAAATCATCAGCTTCATAAAGCATAAGATTACCCCAAAGACTATTCTTTAAATCATCATCGTCCCAAATACAACGAATAGCAAGAGCAGTACAAATACCACCAAGAGCACCAACTACATCGCTAGCAGCACGTTCAATACTTGCTCTTTGCCATTTCGGCATTAATTGCCAATTAGTTTGTAAGTTCATTGCAAACTCAGCATAACCTTTAAGAAGTACTTGAAGACTTTCTAATGCTTCTACTTGTCCATCAGACATTTCTTTTTCATATCTAAGTTGTCTAATAGGAGTAGTAAGGAAATCAAATAAAGCAGGAGCACAACCTATTTCTTTAGTTCCTCTTTCTTCATTGAAATAACCTTTTCTACGATAATGTTTCATAACTCCAGGATAGATATGTTTATGATACTGCATAGCTAATGAACCCCACCATTGTTTTTCAAGTTGAGCAGCACCAAGTTTATCATATACTCCATGAATCTTCTTATTAACTGAAATAACTTTGCCTTTCATATATCCAAGGAACATATAACCATCACCTACTTCTTTATTTTGAGATTTAGCTTGAAGTTCAGCAAGAATACTTCCTTCTTTAAAAGCAAGTCTTCCATCTTTAAGATCAACTTGGTCCATTACTGTAGGAAGTTCTTCAAACTTAACTTTAGCTTCTTTTTCAAGTTTCTTTCTTTCAGTGATAAATTGTTTCTTTTGCTCCTTTGTAAGATATAGATTGGCAAATTCAGTATTAATATCTCTACGATTCCAAATATACTCTTTCTTTTTATTATCATCAGCAAGAATATTCTTCTTAAATTCTTCATACTTATTAAGAAGTTCATCATTACCTCCAATAATATTCTTCATAGCATATTCGTGGAACTTATTTTTATATTGTTCCCAAGTCATAGCTTCATAACCAAGTCTTCCATTACTTTCAGCATCTGGAACTTTAACAATTCTATTATCGAAGAACATACTAAACATAGCACCATTCTGCATGAAATGCTCACCCATACTATTAGGACTATACATAAAGTCTCTAATCTTGTTAAGAACAGTATCAGCATCAAGATTTACTGTAGGTCTATTATTAACTTCATCAAAGTCAACAATATTCATAAACTTGACAAGTGCATCAGCAAGTGTTGTACTATCTTCATTAGCCATACCTCTAATAAAGCTTGGAATAGCTTGTCTCCACATATTCTTTCCTTTTAACCAACCTGTAGGAGTGAAATACTCTTTAGCTATATATTCTCCAGCAATAGCAGATTCACCAATAGTTATATTACCAATACCACCAGTAATGTTTAACATCATAAACTTAGCACTAGTAAAACTTTGAAGCATACTAGCAGTTCTAGTTAATTTATTCTGAGGAATTTTATATTGGTCATAAACTAATCTACGAACCCAGTTATCAAATTGTTCTTGAAGACGAGTATCAGCTTTTTCAATATAAGAAGTTTCATCGCTTGTACTAGTTTGACTATCTTTACGTAAGTTATTCCAACCAAGATTAGTATCATAAGCTTTCATCTTACCTAACATTCTATGAGTATAAAACAATAATTGTTTATTGTCTTGAATAGCATTATAATGTCCGGCAGCACTAATAAAATCTTGAATAGCACCAATATAATCTCTATCAAGAAGTTTTTGATGTATTTCTTCATTTTTCTTAGTTGCTTCATCAATACGTTTTTGATAAGCTTCTAAATCTTTTTCATAAGCTTCATCACTAGAATAAGTTTCTCTCTTTGGTTTAGTACTACGAATATTGTCTAAGTCAACACTCTCCTTATTTTTAAGTTGGGTCATTAACATAGGCATATCTATAGTTCTATCCTCAGAGTAATCAATCTTCTCATACCAAGTATCTTTACCACTAGGAAGCATATCACTAAATCCAATAAACTCTTTAGCTTGTTTTGCAGCCCATTTAGCATCATGTTCTGCTTTCTTAACTCTATGAGGAGCTATTCCACTAGCAATAGCTCTCTTTGCAGTTTCAGTCTTAGCAAAACTCATAAGAGTATCTTGAATATATTGCTTAGTTTCTTGTTCATACTCATTAAGACCTAAGTTATTATCATAACCTGGAACATGAGTAGTTCCATTTTTATCGTCAGTTTCAACAGTTTTATAATTTTCATTATCTGTATAACCTTCAATATAATTTGGATTCTTATAATGAGCTTTAGGAGTAAGAGTAGTTTGAGTCCAATTAGGAGAATACTCACCATTATCTATACTAGGAATAACTCTTGTTCTATTCCAAATAGGAAGAGCTTCATAAGCATGAGTAAATGGATTGTAAACATGATTGTTATCATACCATTCTTTATAATAAGCAATGCCTTTTGCAAGAGCAGCATTTTTAGCTTTGTAATATTGAGGAGTATTAATAGTTTCAAGAGTATTACTAAGGAACTCTTGAGCTTTAGTTTTATCTTCAACTTCTTTCTTTTGTCTAGCTACTTCTTTAGGGTCACGTTTATTTAAATCTTCCCAATAAGCATCATTAGGAGTAATAGTAGTATAAAGCCAATGATTTGGTGTTGGAGCTTTAGTTAAATCATAAACAGCTTTACCAGTTGCTTCATCAATAACTATTTTGCCTTTCTTATCTCTAAGAACTTCATATCTAGCATTTACTCGTTTCCATAAAGTATAGAACTCTGGTTCAGTTCGCTTCTTAGCTTCACCTTCTTCATCATAATAAGCTTTTTCATTTACATTTTCTTTAGCACATTTGCTATATGTTTGATAAGCATTGTAACTGCCTTTTCCTTTCTTTTTCTTAGTTTTATCTAACTCATCATAAAGGTCTCCAAGAGCTTTCAAATCTTCGATACTCATCTTAGAAGTTTCAACTATCTTAGTAGCACTATTATAATATTTACGAGTAATATTATTAATATTAGTAATAATCTTTTGATACTCAGGATTAGTCATACCGCCACTATTAAGCATTTTGAAGAACTCACTAGGAGCAGCTTCATTAGTTGGTTCAGCTGAATTAATAAGATTTCTATCAGAGAATAAAGAAGTATTACTTGTACCATAATTCTTCTCTACATCTTCTTTAATAGCAGCAATCTCTGTATTAGTAAACTTACTAGCATCAATATTACCAAACTCATCATAAATCTGCTCACCTTTAGCAAGTTTTTCCTTAATAATTCTTCTAGCTACTGAGCCTTTTCCACCACTAATACCAAGCTTTTTGTAAGCATCTTCAATTCGAACTTTAAGAACATCATCTACCGACCAATGAGCATTATTAGCAATCCATTCTTTAGCTTTCTTATACTCTTTATTAGTTTCAAGCTGACTAGCTGGAGTAGTAACTTTACCGTTAGAATCTCTAACTTCAGCATTATCAATAATATTGAGCATCTTTTCAAGCATATCACGGAAACCTTCTTTCTCCTCTTTAGCAGTATATTCTTCTTTAATATCTTTAATTCTTCTAAGATATTGGTCTAATTGAACAGCATCATTAAGAGACTGTTTACGAGCATTATCATAAACTTCTTGATTAGTTACAATAATACTACCATCAGAAGCTTGTTCAGTACCAGGGAAACCATATTCATAAGCTGGTTTATAATCATCGCCAATAAATTGACTAGTTAAATCGTTAATCTTAGTTCTAAGTTCTACAAGTTTATCTTCAAATTCTTTACTTAAAACTCCATCAATTCTACGACTATTAATTTGTCTAATACCTTCTCGAAGTTTAACATACTCAGAATAAATTTGAGGATGATTATTAATAATAAATTCATCTTCATTATAAAGTTTCTGATAATAACTATCAACATATTCACGATTAACATGGTCAAGAAGGAACTTATCAAGTTTATGTTTAGCTTGAATATACTCCATTGGATTCTCTTGAACATTAACCCTAGCTTTAGCTACATTACGTTTAAGTTCTTTAATATTTTCAACAAATTTATCTGTATAATTATGAACTATATTTCCGTTCTTATCAAATATTTTATTGAGGTCAACTGAAGCACCAACTTTAGTAGCTCTAGCTTTAATATCCTCGAAATGCTTTCCAAAAGCTACAGCAAAATCTTTTGCTTGACTTTCTTTAGCACGAATATCAGCCATTACTTTTCTAGTAACTACTTGAATAAGACTATTACCTTGTTCTTGTAAGTCACCAACCCAAGCATCAAACCAACCACTAGAATGGAAACCATCAAAGACACTAACAAGACCGTTTTGAATATTAGGGTCATTACTAAGCTTCTGAAGATAATCAATTCCAAACTTAACTTCCGCATCATCGATAACAGAACTATTACTGAGTTCCTTAATCATCTTCTGCATTTCTTCAATATAGAATTTCAAAGTAGGATTCTCAATTTCATCAGCTTTAATCTGATTAATAATTCCAAATTTATCAATAATAGCATTAGCATCAGCAAGAGCTTCAAGGAATTGTCTTTGTAAAGCAGGATTATTCTTAATAGCTTCAATCACTTCAGGACTATTAATAGCAAAATAATTACCATTATCGTCTTTATAGAACTGACTAAACTTTCCAAGAGTACTGTTAACTTTATGTTTAAGATAAGCATAACCACTATAGAATACGCTATCTTTAAACTCTTTATAGCCTTTAGTACTTTGTTCAAATCCTTCTCCACGAAGTTGACGCATAAGCTTACCAGCTTCTATATCTCCAAGACCACTTCTACGATTAAGTTCTTTTACTATATTCTTTTCAAAAGAATCAGTTGTAGTTCTAAGACTTTGTTCAAGTTTAGAACTTGCAGAACCAAGAGTTACTTCTTCACGAGAACTAGCCATAGGAGTTTCCTTAATTATTTCAACTAGTTGAGGTTTTTCTTCAATATGTTCTCCTGTACGAATATTATGACTTTCAATACTTACTTTAGTAGCACGTCTAAATAAGAAGTTTCCATTAACGCTAATAGGTTCGCCACCATCAGAAATAGTTTTACCTTCAACATGAATAGGAGGAGTAAATGAATCATATTTAGTTTTACCATAAAGATACATGTTCTGAATAAAGATTCTATTACCTTCATAATTGTTGAAAGTTTTAATAATCTTATTGATAGCATCTTTAGCTCCACCATTATCATTATTAGCATCTGCCATTATATCAAAATATGTAACAGCTTTGACTTTATTGACTTTTGTTGTAGCAATATGATTCTTATATAATTCATTTAATTCATCTAATGTATAATCAGCAACTTCACTGTTCATCAAGTTATCAATAACTGCTTCATAATAACTTGGAAGAGGAACAGTATTATTAGCATTATTAATACTAACTTCTCTATCTTCTCCAGATTCTAAAGAATTTAATGGATAAGCAAAACCTATACCAGAACCAAGGTCAGGAGAAACAATTTTATACAATCTAGTAACGTTTTCATTACCTTCTTTCTTAGTAATATAAATATAGTTATTAAACTGTATTGGAACAAACTTTGAATTACTTTCTCTAGCAAATCCAAATTCAATAGCATTGTCTTTATCGTCTAAACTAAATTCATACATTCCTCTAGTTACAGTTTTGAACATAGAACTATATTTCTTATTCATAAACTTATGAGGAACATTAGTAACTCCTGGGTCACTTCTAAGATATTGCTCAATTAAATCAGTTCTAGCAATAGCATTATTTATTTGAGCTTTGATTTGACTAACAACACTAGTTCTAGAACCATTATATTGAACAAAGGTATTTTCATCACGAAGAGCAGTATTTTTAATACATTTATTAATAGCACCTCTACCCATTTTAAAACCTTCAGCAACAAAAGCATATTTAATCATATCCATAGCAGCAAGTTTAACTAATGGATTATCTGAGTTAAATGCAGTATCAAAAAGATTATAAGCAGTTTCGTTATCGACAGCATCTTCATTAAAACGAATAGTTTGACGACTTTGACCGTCTCTATTCATTTCATATTCATTAAATAAATTAGTATTTATATAATTGAATATACCAGCATCAATGCTATTAGCTTTAAGCCAACTAATTTTTTGAGCAGGACTAAGTTTACTCCAAGCATCTACTTCTTCTTGTGTAGGATTAGTTACATCTTTAGCATTAAAAGTAAAATCAGGAGTACAACCATAACCCATAATTCTGAGAGCTTCATCATCTTCTTCAACTTCTTTATTTACTACAGTTTGTTTCTTATTTACATCATAAGTATAATTATTTACAACAGTATCTGTTTGTTTATAAGCAGTATTAAGAATATACTGAGTAAAACCTTTATAATCTTTCTCAGTAACATTATTACTACAGTTTATAACTTCAATAGCTCTATTAGCTATTCTAAAATTATCTTGTTCTGTATCAAACAACATTCTATTTATAAGAATAGAAGGAGCGCTAGCATACTTTAAGAAAGCATTAAGACTAGGATATGCACTTTTAGCATCACTAGTAATATAACTTCTTAAACCTTTAGCAGGGTTATAACCTGCATAAATATTGCTAACAATAGATGAAGTTCCAACAACTAAAGCTGGATTTTCATCTTCAATTAAATCTGCAATATCATTAAATACTTTACGAGTAGCAAAAATACTTTGTTTAGCACCAAATCTATCAGGATTACAAACTCTTGCAGTAGAACCAATCTTATCTGCTAATTTAGCTATATCTTTATAAGCAAAAAGAACAGCCCAATCATGTTGATATACACTTCCTTTTACGGGGCGGTTTTTATCATTAAGCAATCTCTTTGCTAATTCATCAGGTGATAAAGTAATATCATTATGTTTATCTAAACTATATTTAGTACCAAGTAATCCATTAACTCTGGCAACTATTTCACCAAGATTCATTTTATCAGTCTTAATATGATAAGTGTTAAGAATCTCTTTACCTAATGATTTAATAGCTTCTTCTATTGGTTTATTATGTTTATCTGAATAAATAGATTTATTAGCATTATAAGCATTTACAATTCTGGTAATAGCAGGTTGCATAATAAAACCTACAGCAGTATCATAATTACTACCAATATCAGCAAGAGTTTTATATACAGCAAAAGTAAAATCATTTACATTTGGAATAGCACCTTCCTTAACAGCATCAAGAATATGAGCAGTAGTTTGAGAACTATATGCAGTAAGAATATAACCATCTACATTCTTATTATCATTAGTCCAACCGAGAGTATTATGTGTAATAACATAACCTTCATCGGTTTCTTCTACTTTCTCAAATCTCTTTTGAAGTTCTGCAAGATTATACTTATCTTTATTATATATAACTTTAACAACATAATTATCTGCAATATGAGGACGAACTGTATTACATACAGAACAGAAAGTATCTCTAGTAACACTAAATGCTTTAAGTTTAGCACCACTCATTACATCTTCTTGATAAGCAGCTTGGTCAAAAAAATCATAAGGACTTCTAGCTTCACGAACTTCTTTAACTATTGGATTCGTAACTTTATCGCGTGCATTGATAATATCATCAAAATTAGAACGTGATAAGTTCTCCTCAAGAGATATATTATCTTTGAGAATATCAATCATATCATCAAGAATACGATTATTACGAGCATTACGAGTATTAGCATCTTCTACGTTTTGAGCTAAATACTCATTATAACTCATAATACCAAGCTTTTTAGCAGCTTTATTAAACTTATCAATTCTACCTTGAAGAATCTCTTTAGCTTTATCAGATTTAAAAGTCTTTTTATCGATATATTCATTACTAATAGAATCAACCATATCTTCATGCACTGAAATGAAATTTTTATCAGCATCATCAAGAGTAGTTTTATTAGTACGAATATAATCAGCTACAAACTGAAGTTGTTTAAGATAACTATCTTTTGTAAGTTTACCAGTTTCTGGATTCTTTACAGCTTGAGATTCAAAAGCCTTATGAGCAGCTTTTACAAGTTCTTTAGTTTCATCAGACAAAGCATCATAAGCTTGAGTTTCTTCTTCAGCTAATTCTTTACGAGACTTTTCAAATTGTTCATCTATTTCTTTATTAAGTTTTTCAAAAGCTTCTCTAACTGACTTATCTTTAATCTTGTCAGCTTTCTCAAGATGTCTATTTACATAGTTAGCATAATCGTAAATATCAAGTTCATCAGAATAACTTTGTTTACGAATATTACCATGTTTATCTATATAGCTACTATATTGAATACCATATACAGAGTCAATATCAAAGTCAGAACCAGTTTGAGAAACCCAATCGTCAGGAACAACAATAGTAGAACCTTGAGCATCATCAAGGAAACCAACTACTTTCATTACACAGACAGATTGTTTACCTTCAGTTGGAATACGATAACCAATAAGAGTATCAAGACCAGCAGCTTGAAGTTCTTTAAGAAGTTCTTCTTTACTTTTTTTATAAGTACCATCAGCATTCTTAGCAAAACCAAAATTACTAGCAGGAAGCATTATTTCAATATAACGTTCTCCTTCTGGATGTTCTTTGGTTGCAGGATGATAACGAAGAGTTTTAGATGTAGTCAATCCATTCTTTTGATATATAGGAATAATTATATCTTTATCATCTTTTTTATGTTTTATAGTTCTTTCTCCTACTTTTTTCCAACCTTTTCCAAGTTTATTTAAAGCATAAATCCCTCCGTCAGAAATACTTCCCCAAGTAGAAACATTTGCTCCATTAGGAATAGCGTTTCTTAAAGCAGTGTACAATTCATTTCGCTCTTCTTTAGTAGAAGGATTTACAATTTTACCATCTTGTTCAACTTTACCTATCTTTTCAGTAGTAGTTTTAAAATGAACAGAGTAATTGTTATCTTCTTTATCTTTTACTAATTCAAACCAACCTTTTTTCTTTCCTTTTATATAAATTCTTAAAGCTTTACTTTTATATCCAGGAGTTTTTTCTCTATCATAAACTTCGACATCAAATTTAGTTTTATCTATACCATCAAGATTAAATGGATTTTCTTCAGTATATTTCTTACTATTAAAACCAACATTAGTAATCTGAGCAGCATGGAAACCAGGAAGTTCTTGACGAGTAATAGCACTATTAAACATAGCTTGGGAAATGCTCTCAAGCTTATTAACTACATTACTAAGATAAGTAGGCATTACAGGATTTGGACAACCATTAGCCGCTATAGGCATACTAGCATTAAGAGTAACAAAGTCCATCATATTACTATCAAGACCAAGTCTCATACACTCATCTTTGAGTTTATCAAAGAATACTTGCATATCTACTCCTGTAATATTACCAGCTTCATCAAATTTAATATTACCATCTTTATCAAGAGGAATCTTTAATTCATCAACAAGCTTATTAAAACTATCTTTAATATTAGCAACATACATATTGAAGAAATCTTCTTTATAAAAATAAAGAGGACTATTGCTATCAATATTATCAAGTATCTTCTTCATAATCTGAATACCAGCTTTATTCTTAGCATTCATGTGTTGAGGAGTTTCTTGCTGAGTATAAAGATGATTATAATCATATTCCTCACGATAATCTTCAGCTTTATTATTGAAATCTTTAAGATGTTCTTCAGTAACTTCACCAGTCTTTTCATCAAAGATAGTAAGCACTCTAGCTTTACCTGCTTTACTAGTTTCCTCAGTATTAAGCTGGTCAATCTTATTAGCTTTCATTGCTTCATAAACTTGTTCAAGCTGAGTTCCTCTAATAAATCTTGGAACGAGAACAAATTCAGCATTCTTAATTTGACGAGGAGCAATAGTATTAAGTTTCTTATCATAATATTGGTCGTAGTAGAAATTCTTTTGTACTTGTACAAACTTCTTCAATAAGTCAGCAGGAATCTCTTTACTTTCATCTTGAATAGCTTCAATTAATGGAAGATAATCATTAAGTTGACCTCTACCAGCAATACGACGAATCCATTCTTCAAAAGTAATATAAGATTGAGCATCATTGACTGTAGTTCCACTAAAACCTTTCATAAGTTTTCTAGCTTGTTTTACAGTAAGCTTAGCGTTCTTTACTAAGTCTTTAACAAGAATACCATCTTTATCAGTAAGTTTACCTGTAGTATCTTCAGTATCAACTTTACATTCCTCACTAGTTCTAACAGTATTCTTAATAGTAATACCATTAAATTTAGTTTTCTGTTGAACATCAAGACCAATAGCTTTAAGTCTAGCTTGAACTTCAGGAGCATTAAGAAAAGCCCCTTGAACTATTGCGCTATTCTCTCTAAGGTCAAGACTTGTATCAACAAAACCATAAGGAACACCACTAGCTTGAGACTCTTTACTTCTTTTCAAAAAAGTCTGAGTATCTTTATAAAACTTAGTATCACCTTCAAATATATCATTAAAAGCAATATACATAAGTCTATGATTAAGAGCAAAATCAATACTATTCTTTTCATTAATAAGATTATTAATGTCAAGGTCTTTGTATTCGCTCATACGAGTAATAGCATTATTAGAATAGTCAGTTATAAAACCTTTAACCATTCTAATAATCATAGCTTCTTGGTCTGCACTAAGGTTAAGTTCTACTTCACCATTAGCATTAGTGGTGAAAGGAATAAAGCCATCTCTAGCCCCCCCGTAAAGAGAAGGAAACAAATATTCTAATAACTTGTCACCATACTTTGTAGTCTTACCAGTTTTATAATCTGTAAGAACAAATCTATCATCTTTAAAAAGAAGTCCATTAAATGCCCAACCATCACCTTTCTTTTCAATAAAATGTTTATGTCCTTTACCTATATGATAATTAGTAAATACTCTACGAGCAGATTCAGCATCTAATTCCCAACCTTTTTTAAACATTGGAGAACCATCATCATTATATTTAATTTGACCTAAACTATTAGTCTCAAATACAATGTTAATAAAGTTTGTCATATCCAACAGTTCTTGTTTGAATATATTTTTAAACTGTTGTACTATTGGATGATTTTCATTAATATCGTCAACACTAACTTCTTTAGCTATAACTTCACCTTTATCATTTTTAATAGCGTGCATCTTAGAGAATAAACCATCAACTTTATATCTAGGAGCATGAACTACAAAGTTCTTTGGAGCATCAGATGGAATACGCATAAAGTAATCACCCATAAGCATCTTAGGATTTTGCTCTGCATTAAAGTATTGAGCAAATCCTGTATATACATAATCTCCTTTAGACATACCTGAATAAAGAACATTATCTTTAGTATTAGGATTTCCTGCACCATCAAACAAAGAGATATTAACCATATCTCTAGCATAATTAGTGATTTGAATATTACCATCTTTATCTTTGTAGAAAAGACCATAATTAGTTATAGCACCATTTTCATTACGATGTTCCATAAGAATACCACTAAGATTATATTGTACTCCTTGGAACTTATACTTTCCATAATTAATAAGTTCAGTAGAAACTTTGGTTCCATCTTTTTGCTGTTCAGTTAAAGTTGCTTTAACTGCATTAAGGAAGTTAGTAATCATACTATCATTAATTTGGTCAGCAGACTGATTACCAAGAGCATTAGTAGAATTAGAATCAATATTAACTACAGAATATGGAGCTAACGATTTAGCTAATTCAAGAGCATAAGCTTTTGTATTAGTTGAAAGATAACCTTGCTTATAAAATTCACGAACGTTATCTAAAACTTCTTTCTTAGCTTTCTTATCTTGAAGTTTATTAGCTTCTTTAAATCTATTATCAAGATTTTGCTTATTCTTAAGTGTTTCGTTAGCATACTTTGCAGTATTTTCAAGATAACCATAAAGTTGAGTAAGATTATTAGCAATATTTGGAGCTTTACCGTCAACTTTTCTATTAAGTCTAGCAAATCTTTCAATAGCAGCTTTATCAAGAGAAGGATAATATTGTTTTAAACGACTAGCAATAGCATTGATAATATCAGCACTTAATGCTTGTTTATTTAAATCAAATCCTTTAGTTTTTTGAAGTTTCTTATAATCATCTATTTTAGTTTTAATTGCTCTAAGAATATCATTAGTATCTTCAATCATAATATTAAGAGCAGTTGACTTAATATCATTAAGATAGTTAATTCTTAAAGTTTCAAGTTTATCTGCACGAGTATTACTTCTAGCAGGAGCAACAGAAGTATTATCAATACGAACTTGCTGTTTTCTTATAGTTCTTCTTCTATAAACTTGAAATAATTTATAAGCAAAATCTGGTTTATTTCTAAGGTCGTTAGCTAAATAAGCAAGACCAGCATATTCTTTATTAGATTCTGCAATATCTTCAAGTTTCTTTAAAAAAGCATTAATATTAGTAGTTTCAATATCTCCTCTAATGGCAGAGTTTACGACTTTGAAATCCATATAATCTACCATTCCAAGAGGATTACTTTTATCGTATTGATATTTACCATCAGCACTTATTTCTGTACTACTAAGTTTAGGAATAGTTGAAAGATAACTACGAACAGCAAAACTAAAATCTTTCATAAAATCAGATTTAGTTCCATTATCTTCCCAACGAGCAGTAGTAGTATCTTTTTCATTATTACTTGCATTATCAGCAGCATTGTTAATATTTAAATCGTCATCATCTTCTATATCGAAACTTTCACTCCAATCTGCTTCTTGCTGACTTAAATCACCATCTTTATTAAAACGAATTTCACCAAGTCTATCATCAGTTTGAATAACTTGAGTAAAATATTTAACTTTATCAGAAAGCATATCTTTAAGAGTAGCAAATTGATTTCTAAGTTGAGGAGTATATTTAGAAACTTCATTCTCAAGATTAATAAAATCATTACTCTTAGTATTCATAAGTTGTTTGCGAACTTTAGCAATTTCTTCTTTTGTAGCTTCTACTTTTCTAGCTTCAAGAATATTTTTTGCTACAGCTCCTAACATACGATTTATAACTCTATTTGCGAGATTATCTTTTCTATCTTCAGCATGTTCATCAAGACGACCTTTAATTAAATCGTTATGATAGAACGCTAACATTAAATTACCAGTAGTTCTAATACCACAAGTTTTAGCAGCAGTACTAGTATAACCTTTAGACTTAACATCAGAAATGAAAGCAGAATCAGTTGTATGTTCATTTACATTAAAATTTCTATTCTTATAAAAATTTTGAATAGCAGTAGCAACTTCTTTACTTTCATCATTTGTGTTAGGAATAGAACCATAATTATTAGCATAATAGGTTTCAAATTCCTTGTTAAAACCAGATGGTCTAGAACCATCAATTACTGCACTCATTAAGCTGTTAAATAAAACATCATTGTTTCCAACTTCAGCTTTAAGGTTGGTGTAAACCTTAGTTTCATTAAATTTTAAACTACAATTATTAGCCATAACTATCTATATTAAGTTATTTAATATTTTAAAAACTCGCTGAGAGCCTTATTTCTCAGCGAGTGATTAATCTTATTTGCAAGTAATCGAAATGTCACCTGATACAAGCAAAGCGGCAAATTGCGAATGTTGCTCCATTGGAAGGCTTTCGATTGTCGAGTAGAGGGATGGATATTCTGAACGTGAGGATAGATTAACGTCATCATCGTCATCATAAACATCATCTAAATCAACATCATTATTTATTCCTTTATCAGCTCCAGGAGCAGGAGTTTTATCTTCTACAACTTCATCTTCAGCTTGTTCATCTTGTGTTTCTTTTATAGTAAGTTCTGTCTCAGTTTGAACATTTGTATCAGCATTTTTATCTTTACTTAAAGCTTTAGCAAACGCATTATATTCTTTTTCTCTGAGACTTCCTTCAGCTATATTAAGTCTAAACAGTTTATTAATAAAGTCCATAATCTTTTGCCAAGCAGTTCTATGTCTAGATTTATCTCCAACATCATCTACTTTAACTTTATTAAGATAATCAATAAACTCTACATTAGTAAGAGATTCTACGATAAACTCTTCTTTAGCTCTATCAAGTTGACCTCTATCTACATATTCTTTAAACTTGAAACTATCTATATATTTAAGCCAATCTGTTATAGCTTCGTCAGTTAAAGTATCTTCAAAATTACGTCTTTCTCTAACAGATTTAATATTATCATCAGCAATATCTTTAAGGTCTTCGTCAATAGCTTTACTAAAATCATCATAAATTTCAGTCATATTATTGAGAAACTTTCTATGTTGAGAAGGACCATAATCATGAAGTCTTTTATGAAGACCTTCGTGAATAAGTATTCTTACTTGACGACCACTAGTTTCTTTAAAGAAATCATCACCAACAACAATATCTCCTTTTTCATACATAGCGTTGATATTGTTATTCTTTTCAGAAGCTCTAAACTTTTCTATTCTGTCATTTGCAAAGATAATGTTTTCTGGTAAAATACTAGTTAAACTTCCAGCATTATTAAGAAGATTTACAGAGTCTTCAGGAAGAATAGCTTTTGCAATATCAAGACCTTTAGTTTTACTATCGCTTTCTATAATAGATTTAACTTGGTCAATGGTATTGGTGTTTACATTCTCTTTACGGGGGGTCTCTAGTGGCTTTTCTTCTTCTTGTTTTACCTCATCACCTATAGTAAATTCAAGTACACTATTAGCTTTCATATTAGATGAAAATCTTGAATAGTTACTTCCATAAACTTGAGCTAAATCTACTCTAAGTAAATCGTTCTTAATCATAAAATCATTATATGAATCTTCAGTATGATTAAAACCATTTTTACCGTTATACTCAGGTATATTAATAACAAGTTTTCCGTCAGCGTTTCTGCTTACAAAACCTTTTAAAGGAATAGCTGTATTATTATCGCTAGTAAGAAGTTCATGAGCAAAGTTTATAGTAGCATTTTCTCTAAGGAATTGAACAAGTGCTTTACCAGCTTCAGCTCCATTATCTAATAAACTATAACTACTAACTCTTTTACCATTATTCATAAAGTAAATTTGTGTAGGAGCACCAGTGCGTTTAGTATCAGAAGCATAAAGTGTTATAGCTTTAGTTCCAGCATTAATAAAAGTAACTCCATTTCTATGATAAACTCCACTAGTTTTAAATAGAGTACTATTATTGTTATAATCAAGAAGAGTATCAAGAAACTCTCTAAATTCATTCCAATTAGTTAAACTATCGCCTTTCTGAAGGTTAGTAAGTCTATCAATAATTTGACCTTCAATAGCTTTAGTTAAATCAGCAAGAACTTTACTATGTGGCATTTCCACAAGTTTGCCATCTTTCTCATAGTTAGTAAGTCCCCAATTTACAGGGTAAGCATTAGCGTAATCAACAGTACCATTTCCATTATCAATAGCAATTAATGTTTGGTTTATATTAAAACCAAGATTTTCATTAACTTGTCTACCGCTAACTTCAATTTGAGATAGACTTCTAGCTAAAGCTATTCTAGCATCAGTTTTACTACTAATAGCAATACTTGCAGGTTGAGCAACTTTAAATGCTTCTCCAGGAGTTCCATGAGGAGCAAGTCTAAGAAGTTCACCTTTACTCATTTTACTAACAGTAAGTTCTTGATTATTATTAATCAAAGCTAAACTAGTTTGATAACTAGTTCTAAGATTGTCAAAGAATAACTCAATACTATAAGGAATAGTATTAACTACACCTACATTGTTATTATATCTCCATAATTTAACCAAACCATCAAGAGCTTTACCATAAGTAAAACCTTTATCTTCATTGATAACTATAAAATCATTTTTTACAGCTTCCTGAACTCTAGGGTTATTCTTAAACTTTTCAATAAACGAAGCATCATATTTCTTATCAAATGCTATTTTATAAAGAAGGTCGTTAAGCTTTCTACTATCTTCATCTTTTGGGTCAGCTATAGAAATAATCCAATCTTTAACCGCACCATCATATTCAGCAGACCTACCTATAGTATATTTGATACAATCATTAACTTGAATATATCTTCCTGTTGATACATCAATAGTTGGAATACCCATCCAACCAACAATAACACCATTATGTTGAACCAATAAAACATCAGTTTCTTTATTAACTTTAATACCTTGTTTTACAGTAAGTTTATCACCTTCTTTAATTTTATCAAGTTCTGCAAAACTTGCATCAATTCTATCAGGAGGAACTACTTCATTAAGCTCAAGAATATTAACTCGTTTAAGAGTACCAGCTTTAATAGCTTCAGCTCTACGTTCACCAGCAGTCTTACGAACATTACACATAAATTCAGCATCATCAACTGAATCAGCATCAAGCATTACAAATTGCTTTTTACCTTCTTCAGTTTTAAGATATTCTTTAAGACTATTATAAATAAAATCAGCAGTGTTCTTACTAGGACTATGTTCATTTATATATCGGAGTAAATCTTCAAGATTACCATAATACTTTCCGTTATGTTGTCTGAGTTTAACTTCAGAAGCATAATTTTTAAGCATATTATTAGCAGCATCTTTATATTCATTTCCGAAAGTTAAACTTGGTTTATATTCTTCAACTGCACTAGCAAGCATAACTTCACCAACACTAGAAGCAAAAGTAGTTCCAAGAAGATTATTCATAACAGATTTTACACTAGTTATAGCTCCATCAATATTTTCTTTAGTTGCTCCAAGAGTGATACCTTCATTTTGAAGTGATTTAATAAAATCTTCAGCAGTTAAATTACCTGCTTTAATTTCTTTACCACTAGTTCTAAGTTTTCCCATAAAATTAGCAGTAAGTTCAGCTCTATCTACAACTTGAGGTTGATTAACTGATTGAGTTTGTGGTTGGGCAGTTTGTTGATTAGCATTAGCATTACTTTGTGTAGATGTGCTAACGTTAGAACCTGAGTATCCCCCCGTAGAAGATGTAGTAGTGTTGGGTTGACCATTTCCTGTTTGTGCAGTATGAGGAACTCCAATTTTTCCTTTATAAATATTAGTAGGATTATTACCATCATCAAGTTTATAAGTTGGATTTCTTTCTACAAATGCTCCTGGAGTATTAGCAAGTTCAGGATTTTCAAATAAATCTGCATTACTCATATAAGCTACTTTATCTTCCTGACTAGCTTTATCAAAAACTTTAAGTTCTACATGGTCAATATCTCCTTCCATTGTATAATCAATATGAGGAGTTGCAGCACCATTATTATTCAAAAATTCTGTAACACGCTCACCCACTTCATTGCGTGGTGTTGGCTGCGCACTTTGCGGTTGCGAATTACCTGTAGGCGTATTTCCTTGCGCTGTAGGCGGCTCGGGATTGCTTATCGGTTGATTGATAGGCTGCTGCGATTGAGTGGCTTGTGAGGCAGGATTTGAGGTCGTTTGTGTGCTAGGGGGAGGAGTAGTTGCACTTTCAGGTTCAGCACCATTATTACTATCATCTGGATTATTTATATTATGACTTTCTTCTCTTTCTTGACTATCAAATATACTTTGACGAATACTAAGAAAATCTTGAATTTGTTCTCCTAAACGATAATTCTTTCCTTTAGTAAGATTAAGAATATCAAGAGCATCATTAAGTGCAGATTTATCATCTTCATTCATAAAATCAAGAATAGAATCAATATCATCTTCACTTCTTTGATAATAAGCTCCAATAGCATCACCTATTCTTGCAGCAAATTTATCATTACCATATTTATCTGATAATTTAGTAATAGTTTCATAAGCTGAATCAATAGCTTTCTTACGACCTTCATTCATAGTATTATTCATAAATGAAATCTCTGTAGCAAGTTCGTCAGCGTTATTAACCATTTTACTTTCATTATAAGCACGTCTTAATTCAAGAGCAGTCTTATTAACAAGTAAAGCTGAAAGAGTACCATCAGTTCCATTTACTCCAATTTTATCAGTAGCTTGAAGTTTTCTATTAATCTTTCTGAGATAAGTTCCATGTTCTCTAACTTGATTAACTATATCAGTAGGATTTTCAAATTCTGCAATTCTAGGACTAACTGAAAACTTTTCAGCAAACTTCTTTAAACTTGAAATAATATTTTCATCATTAAGAATAACTCCAGAATTTGATTGACCGCTAAGTAAATTAGCAAGAGTAGTACTAGCTTGATTAGTAAAACTTTGTACTTTACCTTCATTATTATAAGCACCTTGTAAAGCTTCATGAAGAGCATATCTTAAACTATTAGTATCAATCATATCTTGATACTTATTCATAAGTTTATTGATATTATCAACAGCAACTTTAGTACTAATATTATTCATCTTCTTTTTATCACTAAGAAGACGACTTCTTTCAGCTTGAAGAGTACGGAGTTCGTTAGTAAGCAAAGCAGTACTTGCGGCAATTTGATATTGTTCAGGAGTATAATCTTGACCTAAGATTTTTTTAATATCTTCGTTATCAAAAGCATTACCTATTTGTTTATCAAGTTCATCAATTTGAGCATTAATCTTATCATTGTATTGTTTATTAATAACATTATTACTAGCAATACTTTGTAAGAACTCTATTGGAAGAATATCATCAGTATGTTTAGTTACTCTAACTGCTTCACTTAAATTTACAAGTTTCTTTAATTCAGCTTCATAACTAGCAGTAACTTCATCCATTTTATATAAAGCTTTCTGCTGGTCAACTTTAGAATTAGCTTCATCAGTTACGCCTTTAGCAACCATAGCTTTACGAACATCATCACTAGCCATATAACTTCTAAGCATATTAAGATTTCCATTATGTGCAGCATTTAAAGTCATACTAGTAAGAAGTTCGTCATAAGCTCTTTGAGCAGCAGATTCTTTATCTAAATCATTATTGAAAGTTTTATCTTCACTACTAACACTAAAAGGATTTGTATTGTCTTTAATTTGAGACATTTGGTTCCAATAGTTTTCTATACTATTATTCCAAGATTCAATATTAGTTTTACGAGCTTTGATTTCAGAAGTTTCACTAAGATTAAATATAGATTTTGGTTTACTTTCACTAGTTCTTTCGTCAGTTTTAGAATCAGCTTTATCTTTTAAAGTTTGACTAATTCTTCCAAAACCACTACCTAAATGATGAAATATAACACCACCCATTACTCCCCAGAATACACTATCCCAAAGACCTCCACTTCTCATATACTTTTGAAGTCTATCATCAAAAGCTGAATCACTTTCAAGTCCAAGATAAACATTACCAAGATGAGTACCTTCCATTTGAGCAATATAGTTAACTGCTTCCTCAAGACCTTCAGAAAGTTCTCCAGCAATAACAGTCTTTTCATCTAAAGCTTTATCAAGAATCTTTTGACCAGCTTTCTTTAAAAAAGATTGTTTAGCTTCCATTTCGGCTATTTCTTCAGGAGTTTTACCAAGTGTTCGTCTAGCATTACGAGCAGCAGAAGTTAAAGTAGAAGAACTAACTCCATTCTTTAAACCTTTCCACATATTTCGTAAACCATATAATTGAAGAATATCAGAACCAATATTTACATAGTTAGTAAGGAAGTCTTGATTGGCAGACTTTTGAGCAATAACTCTAGCAATATCTTCTTTGCTAGCATTATCACCACCAGCTTCATCATAAATATCTTGGTTCTTATTTACAAATTCTGTAAATTCTTGTGGAGTCATTTTATTGAGTGTATCAGTAGCTGTATTAAGTACGTCACTATATACACCTTGTGCTTCTTGATAGTTCTCCATAGTTCTACTTAAAGCGGCATTTAAACCTGTTTCTACAAATCGTCCAGTTCTAGCACCAAGACCATTAATAGGAGCGTCTACAAGAGTTTTAACTCCTTGTTGAAATTTATTCAAAGTTCTTCCTTCTTTACTAAGAGCTCTATCAATTCCAACAAGAGCTTTAATTCCATTACGAGTAGCAGTTCCAAGTTTACTTGCAGCAGAAGCTTTAGCTAACCATTGTAAACCTTTAGTTGCAACCGTACTAGGAAGTAACAAAGTAACAGAACTCATAATACTTGGCATATTACTTGCCCACCAACCAAAATCGGTTAAACCTCCATTGGTTATATTTAAATTTGGGTCAGCATAAATAGGAGCAACTTCTGTATTAAAGTAATCCTGCCATTCTTGAATCTTTTCACTAACAGGATTAGTATAATCATTATTAGCAAGATTTCCTGTAATTGCATTACCTATAAAGTCAAAGAGGTCTGCGGCACCTCTTACAGTGCCGAGACCAATTTCACTAACTACTGCTTGACTAACAGCAGAACCTAACTTACGAAGATTACTTTGAGATTCAGCAAGAACTTTATCTACGTCAATAATACTAGCATTTGGAGTAACTCCATAATGACGAAGTTTGTCTGCTTTATCAGTTTGATTAGTAAGAACTTTTCCACTAGTAAGACCCTCATTGATTTCTCTATCAGCAAAACCAGTTGTTAATTCAGCAATCTTTTTAGAGTCTATTGTACTAAGTATCTTAGGACTTGGATGTTTCTTACTTTTACTAGGACTAGGATTTATATAACTAGCACCATTAGTAGCCATATTTTTTATTTCTTCAAAATCCATATTAATAGTTATCTTTAATAAATTTAAATTCTTGTGCTACAGTAATATTATTAACTGGTTCTCCAGCTTCAGTTAACGATTTAGCAATAGCACTTGCTATAACATTCTCATCTTCTCCTGTATATAAAGCATCAGCTATTTGTTGACGATTAAGTTCTCGTCTTAAAATATTCTCAGCTTGACTTCTAGTAATAACAGTTCGTTTACCATGAGCGTTAGTATAAAGAGCGTTACCATTTGTAACATTACTAATAGTAGCTCCATTACCTAACGATTTAGAAGTTCCACTAATATTTAATTGAGTAGCTTCATCTCTAGCTAAAGTAGAAGTATTTCGTTCATAACTTTGAAGAACTGTAGAACCATTAGCTCCAACCATTGTAATGGTTTGTGGAGTACTATTCTTAGCTTTACCAATATTAAACTCAGTAACAGTTTGAGCTAAACCGTGATTTCTACCAACAGTTACATTAAGAACATTCTCTTGTTTAGCTTGAGTTATAGCTTCAATATATTGAGCTTTTTCGTCTTCAGAAATACGTTTACCATCAATATACAAAGCAGCATTCATTAATAAACTTGGGTTGGTAAGATTATCTTCATCATGAGTAATTTTAGCAAGACCTATATTATAAGTCTTTTCATCAATTTGACCAGATGTATATTTATCAAATAAAGCATTTCTATCAAGAGTAGAACTATACATCTTAGAGTTAACTGGAACTTTACCAAAACCTCTACGTTGATTAATAGTATTAGCTTTCCAAGAAGCGGCTTGTGCTGGACTATTAGATGCTGGATTTAAAATATCGATACCTGCAACATTTATCGTTCCAAGATTTTTAAATGTACCAGCAGCATTACGAACTTTCATTCCATTAGACATATCTACAATTCCAGCTCCACCTCCTGTAATAGCATTACTAAAACTACTACCAATACCTTTCCAAAATCCCATAGAAGAATCAACACTATCGCTAAGTTTAGAAAGCCAAGTATTATTCTTAGCAAAAGCAATAGTTTTTTGACCGTTTATAGATGTAATTCTAAATCCTTTTCTTCTCCAATCTGATTCAGAATGACAACCCATTGCTTGAGAAATAGCATTATATTGTTCATCGTCATAACATTTATAACCAAGTTCTCTAATTTTTCCATTATTAAATAAATGATTAATTTGTTGGTTATAATCAATAGTATATTTGTTGTTACTAGGTAATCTAGAACCAGAACGTATAGCTGCATCAAAAGTTACAGCATCTCTTTGGTCTTTATCAAGTCCTGCAACATAATGATTATATTGATTACCATAAGTTCTTAAAGCTGTAATTACTTGTCTAGCTTGATGACGTACAACTGGGTCTTTACTAGTCATACTATGACGACAAAGATTAGCAAGTCCATTATAATCTCCTTTTCTAACCTCTCTTTGGAAAGCATTACTTTTAGAAAGTTTTGGGAACAAAGTCCTAAGAGTATTAAGAGTTTCATCAAGACCAGCTTTAGTTGTACCAATAATATCTGGAACATCTACATCAATAGCAGCACCTTCATTTGTAGCATCAAGATTCATATTTAACGCAGCAGCTTGTTGAACTGCAGCCTGACGTGCAGCAACATCTTGTCTATATGCAGCTTGACCTCCACCAACTTCTATATTAGAATCACTATTATAATAACTCATAGCGTGAATACCAGGTTTAACTCTCTTTGCAAGATATTCTTCAGGATTAAGAAGAAGACCATTTTCAGTAATATCTGAATCAATATTCTTCTTCTTTTCTTCAGGAGTCATTTTATTATATTTCCAAAGAGAAACATCATAATCTTGTTGAAGACTTGCTCTAGCACCAGGAGTTGTATCAATAGCAGAAGTGAGAGCATCATTTAAATCTTTCTCACTAACATATTCCCAACTACCAGATTTCTTATAAGCTAAACCATAAACATTTTTACTTGGGTCAGAAGTAAGATTACCATCAACATCAACAAATTTAATATCATTAACTCCACTACCTTTATGAACGGCAACCCATTGTTTTGCTTTAGTCATAAGATTACTTAAATCAACAGTACTAACTGGAGTTTTATTTGGTTCCCAAGTAGAACCACCAATTAAATGTCCTTGTTCATCATATTTATCTTCATAATGATAAGGATTATTAGCAAGAGCATAATCTTTAACATCTTGAGTAATATCATTTCTATTTTGAATATTCTTTTTAAATTCTTCATAAGCAGCATTAGCTTTAACTCTACCAATAATAGCTGGGTCAGAAGCTACTTTACCAGCAAGAAGAGTTGCTTGTTGAAGAGTTTGACTATAATCTCCGCCAATAGCTGCTTCGTCAAGTTGTTGTTGAATATCTCTAATATAATTAGCTCTAAATTCTTCATCATTTGAATTAAGATTAAGTTGCCCAAGAGCTACAGCTATTTGAGTTCTTTGAGCAAGAGCTTGTTTAGCTCGTTCATCTATTTTATCAAGACTTTTAGCAAAAGCGTCAAGATTTCTACCTTGATAAATACGTTGTGGAACAAAACCACCAATATTAATACTTCTAGGCATATCTATATTATTTTAATTATTACTATTACAAAAATAAGTAAAACTTCTAGTAGTATTATTACTGCTAGAAGTATTTACTATTAATTAACCAATACCATACTTACGTTTAGCCTTAGAACTAATTCCTCTAAGTATCATGTTTTTATATTGACCACGTTGTTTGTAAAGAGTATTATCTTTTTCCCACTTATCTATAGCTCTAGACCAAGAAGCATTAGAATCATAATCTTTACGTTCAGGACGAGAACCTGGATTAGTAATATTACTTACTTGATTAAGAAGTCCGATACGACTTCTAGTACTCATAGGAACTCCCATTGAAAGCATTCTATATGGAGTAGCAGTTTCACTACCAGCTAAATAAGTTCTCATAGCAATTTCATCTTCATAACGCTTAGTAGCATTAGTATAGAAATTATTATAAGCTTGAGCAAGACCAGTAAGACTAGCATTAATTGCATCATATTTAGCTTGATCTTGGGCATTCTTATATTGAGCAATCTCACTTTCACGAGCCATTTGATTACGAATGTTATTTTCGGCAACACTTTGTTGATTAAGAGCATCTTGAGTAAGCATTTTATTCTCTTCATTCTCTTTAGTAGTCCAAAGTTTACTAAGTTCATTAAGAGAATTAAGATTTATATTTCCAGCTCTATTAAGAGCTGCTACAGAACTTGAAGTATTATTGTAAGTTTGACCAGTAAGTCTATCTCTATATCGTTTAATTTCTTCAAGTTGAGGAGTAATATTATAATTAGTAGGAAGTTTACTTGCTAACATAATTGGAGCACGACCAGGAATATACATATCCTTAGCAGCATTATAATTAACAATACCTCCAACAAGTCCAGTAAGAGTATCAATACCTAATCCAATCCAATCACCAGTACTTGGAGTCATACCAAATTTATTATCACGAATATCATATTCAGTAGTTTTCTTTGTATCAACAGGAATAGTATTCTTTGTATTAATAGAAGAATTAATAATCTTTTGAGGATTATAAGGACCCTTTATTTCAGTATTATCATTATCAAGCCAAGTCTTTTGTTCAATAGGCTCGCCCCAAACACCATATTTATCTTCTTTTAGTTCAGGAGTAAAATGATTATAACCTAATTTATGGTCATAACGAAGATTATAATTATTAGCTTTTATATCATTCCAACTATGTCCAGTTGCTTTAGTCAAAGCTTGAACATAAGGATTAGTTTCATCAAGCTGAGTTCTATAAAGACTAAAATCTCTATAGTTATCACTATTTTCTAATTGTCTAGCTTTATTATCCATACCACGAACATAAGGATAATTTTTACTAAGTATACTAGGTTTGTAATTACCTAAATTGATATTAGTAAAATCCCACTTACGAGGAAGAGGATAAGGATAACCAAGCCAACCTAATTCAGCTTTAGGTCTAATATCCTTTACGGGGCGACTAGAACCACCATATCTTAATTGTCTTTTCATATTACCTTTAATAAAATCATATAACCTACCTTGAGGAATATTATATCCTTGAAGATTATCATTAGGAACATAACCTTCTTGAGGATTAATCTCAATAGGTTTAGTAATTACTGGTTGTTGAATAATAGGTTTAACTACTTTTGTAGTATCAGGAACTTGTATTAATGGTTTATCAACTTTTTCTTGTATTGGATTAGTATAAGTATAACCAAACCAATTACGTTCAACAGCTCGTCTATTACGAAGTCCCCTCATACCTTTGTGATTAGCACCAACATTTATAGATTCTCTCATATTATTAAGAGTATCATTATATTCTTGTTCAGTTTGAGCATTAATTAAATCATTACGATACTTTGTCATTTGACCTCTAAAAGTTTTAGGAACAAGATTATAATAATAACTTAATAGAGCATCACGTTGATTATCGTTAAGATAATTATAAGCTTTACCCATAAATTGACGAAGTTCTCTTTCTTTAGCTCCAATAGCATCACCTTTAAATCGTGCATTTTGTCCAGCAAAATCAGAACCTTCCCATTTAGCTATTTGTCTTCTAGCTCTAATAGTACCACGATATTTAGAAGTATTATAAACAGGTTTAACCCAAATACCATTTCTAGCTTTCTTTATAAGTTCAGGATAACGAGAATATACTTTACTTCTAACATCACTTCTTCCATGAAGACCAGCAAGTCTTAAAGCGTCAACAGCATCAGCTTTAGTTGGAATAGGATAACTTCTACCACCACCAGCAAAATCTTTAGATGACACAGAAGGATAAGGATGTTTAGAAGAACCTCTATCTTTAGAAGTTAAACCACCATTTCTAAGTTTACAACGACCACCAAGACGATGTTTTACATAAGGAGATGTTCTATACCATTTTTGAATTTCTGGACTTCTCCAAACATCATTAGCTTTACTATTAACTAAGTTTTGTTGATTAGAATTTCCAGCATTATATGTTTGTGGAGAAATTTTATAATGTTCAAAAGCTAATTGTAATGTAGGAGTATTAATATCTCTCCAGAATTTAGAACGTTTTCTTTGAAGAGCTGGATAAGCTTCATGTTGAACTTTTAATTTATCTAATTCATCACCATTGGTTATAGTTGGCATACCAAAACCAGTTACATTGCGTTTACCATATCTTTTATTTATAGCAAAATCATCAACATTTGTTGGAGTTCTTTCAGGAATTAAATTTTCATAATTTACTATTTTATATGTAGGTATTCCGTATTTATCTCTAATTTCTTTTGATTGAGTATTATATGTATTTAAATCTTTAGCGTTATTAGCATAACCAAAATAGTTTCCAAAAGCACTTTCCTGACCGACTAAACCTAAAGCAGTTTTAATAGGAAGACCAACTTTACTTGCATATTTAGCAATACTATCTAATTGATTAGTACTAAGTCTAGTTCCTGTTAATTTTCCAGCATTTGTAAGTTTAATTTCTTTATCTTTAATATAAGGGATTCTTTCATTACCTTGTTTTTTAATAGCAGCTTCTACTTCTCTTTTTCTATTAACACTTCTTCTATAACCTAAATTTGTTTTATATTTATTATTTTCAGCTATAGCTTCTTGTCTAGTTTTAAATACTTTGCCTGTTGCTTGAGATTTATAAAAATGTACAGTTTTCTTTTTAGGAGTATCGTTTCCAAATAAACTATCAATCCATCCGATACCCCATTTTGCTCTATCTCCACCATCACTAAGATGATTTCTTTTCTTAAATTGTTGCTGAGCAGTAAATACTTTATCTTTATTAGCTCCACTTATTACAGCTTGAGCAGGACTCATACCATTAGCAAGAATAGGTTGAGCACTAAATATTCTTAGAGCACCATTTTTCTTCTGAGCAACTTCACCTCCTTCAGCTTCAACTTCATTACCACCAACGT